CAACTATAACACAGTTGGCGAAAAGGTGCAAGACATGAAAGAAGCAATAAAGAAATTAGAGGAAAAGGGTTATTACGTTTGCAACCAGTATAACGGATTCGGAACAAACGAAAACGAATTCGAGTTATACAAAGGCGAGGAAGTAGTTATTGACCACTTAAGCGAGGCGCAAGTTATCGCATTGGCGTCATTATTGTAGGAGGTGGAAAAAATGAAAATCAATAAATTATCGTGGGCGGTTGCCTACAAGATTGACAAGAAAACACAGGACGACGGAATAACGAAAGTTGTTACAGTCGCAAAGTTTAACACAGCGGAAGCCGGCGCAAACTTTATAAAAAAATGTCTGCCAGAAGAAACGAAAGAACGTTTTTTCGTGGTAGACGCCGACGCCTTGGAGGCTTGCAAGGATGCGGACAAAATAAAGCGCCTTGAACACTCCGAGGCAGCTAGATTTTTCGCATATGTCGAAAAAGAAGGGGGGTATTGATATGTTTGTATCAGTTAAAAGCCTTACGGCTCTAATTGACCAAGATATACAGTTTTATATTGAGGGGGTATCAAGTAAGGAGCAGCACAGCTCGGAAGAGTTTAAAAAGTGGCATAAGTATATAAAAAACCGGCTCGTAGAGCAACTTTCCAAACTGAAAAAAATAAGTTGTAATAAAAAATTGGTTGCAACTTATGAGAATAAAATAAATGAGTTATTGAAATAGCCGAAACGCTCCGAGGTGGAGCGTCAGCCGCGGGATGGTCTCCCGGCTCTGATGATGGCAGACCAGAAAGGGAAAATATGAGAACATACGAGCAGGATTTGAAAGAGCTTAATATTTCAGCAGAAGAATTTGATAACATAATTTCACACATTTACGACAAAACAGCCGATGAAATGGCGGTACTTGCTAAGTCGATTAAAAGCGGCGCGGCTGTTCTCCCGACTGTAAAAAGAGCATTTGAGCGCGTTCTTGCAATTAGACAGGCAGAAAGACAGGAAGCATATAACATTTATTATAACGATTTAAATACTATGTGTTATAGTTGTAAAAAATGCGGTATAAGTTGTAACGGTACAATTTGTAAAACTTGGACTGGTTGCGCAATGAAAAATTAAGTTGAAACGGCGGAAGCTGCCGCCGTCTGCAGGAACTGCCCCACCTGCACTGATGAGACAGGGCACACAATGAAAGGATGGTTGATATTATGGAATTTATGGAGAAATTGCAGAAACAAAAAGACGATGCAAAAGCTGCTTATATTAAGGCGCGGAACGAATGGGAAGAAACCATTACCGCTGAAAACATCAAGGGCGATTTTGAGAAATGGAAAACCCTTTGTGACAGAAAAGTAGATTGTAGGCGTTTAGGTGTGCTTATTTAGGCAAGCGGCGGCGGTTCCCGGGGTTCGATTCCCCGGCTTGCTTTTCCCTTTTGGGGGATAAAATAAAAAAGGAAGGTGGTTATTTTATGAAAAAAATAGCTGGATGTTTTACAAAAATAGGAGAATCAAAAAATGGCGTTATTGTTGGAACTATTGGAAAATTGACAATTCCGACATATGAAGAAATTCTAAAAATTGCCAAATTTTACAACATAAACACGACGCCGGGCGTCTTTGGTTATCATCTTATAACCAAAGAGGGCGCCGAAAAATATAGCAATTTACCAGTAAACAATTATAACAATTTTATAGAATTTCTTGCACTGTAAGAGATAGCAAAAGCAGAAAGGGGGCGCTAATATGTGGCGCGTTAGTTGGTCTGGAAGTTTTTTGGAATTTTGCCGAACGTTTGAGACCGAGGAAGAAGCAAGGACGTTTTTTGCTTCTGTTATAGGTAAAAATAAAAAATTGTATCACAATTAGCCGGATGCGTTCCGGCTTTTTGTCGTGCGCTTTTCCTGCTTTGGTTGGCGTGCGCTCTGCTGCCGTTTTGCTTTTCGCAAATTGTCGGCGGCGTGTTTGCGATACAAAAAAACAAAAGGCTGTTTTTATCCTGCCGGATTTGTTCCGGTTTGGTTTGGATGCAAAAATACATAGTACCTTGACAACGATTTATATTAGCCGTATACTGATTTTATATATCTATGGCAAGTTTATAGGCTCACGAGATAAAAAGGGCAAAATAGATGCTTTAGAACGTCCCACAAGGGGCAAGCCTTTATTTAGTGTATCTAAAATCAGCAAAGTAAAAAACAGTGCAAAAACTGTTAATATAAATCAATTTGAAAAAATTCACCCTGCAACTATAAAAATAATTAACCCCGGGGGGGTATCAAAAAATTTGCATTATCGGGCGAAAATTCCGAAATCGCAAAAAATCTCTCTCCAACCTTGAAAATTTGAAAGGTAGGGGGGTATCAAAATATTTTGCTTACCGGGCGTAAAAAGAAAGGAGTGTTCATCATGAACAAAAAGACAAAAGCATTAGACAAAGAAACCTACAAAGAAATCATAACCGCAATCCGCAAAGGATTTAATTACGGAGAACACGTATTCAAGCCAAACAAACGGCTTGCTACATTACTGGTAGTGCAAGCCAACATCGGAGTTAGAATCTCTGATATACTGCACCTTACGCTTTCAGACGTGGTATACGAGAGCGGTCGCTATCATCTGGATATTGTAGAGCAGAAAACCGGCAAGGGAAGAAACTTCACGGTTCCAACTGAATTATTCCAGTTCTTAAAGCAGTACACCGAGGATAACGGCATTGCACCAACCGCAAGAATCTTTCCAATCAGCGAAAGAGCCGTACAGAAACAATTGAAAATCGTAGCGGATTTCTTTGGAATTGACGGAATATCAACGCACAGTTTCCGGAAATTCTATGCTACGGAAATGTATCTAAATAACGATTATGATATAGAGTTGGTGCGTCATTTACTCCAGCACTCATCCAGTTCCACAACGCAAAGATATATCGCTATCAGTGAAAAACGTGTTGAGAACGCATTGAAGAATCATTTGTGTATCATCTAATTGTATGGTACACTGTAAAGGTCTAAAGCCAATATAATACGGCAACCATTTATTTCTCCCCCCGGTTGCCAATTAGACAAAAAAGTAGGAGCCTTTTCCATAATTTAGGCTCCTACTTCTTATTTATTTCTTATTTTTCTTTCTTGCAACGTGTTCCAGTATGGTTTTCTCTGCTTCTTCTCTTAGTTCCGCAAAGTACGATACAACTTCCATAACAAACCTTGATTCGTAACCTTTTTCGTACTTATAGAGTATCTTGTAATCATCTACATTGTATGATTTCCCAATATCCAAAAGAATCTTGTGGTACAATCCTCTTCTCGTCAGTTTGTATTGCTTGCAAAGATACTCAAAGTTTGGTTCCATTTCTGCAAGCCATTTATCCTCTACGAGTAGCGGATAGGTTTTGCGTTCCGGAATCTCCTGCTTTACCTTGAAGTACGCTTTAACAAGTTGTCGCTGCACATCCCATGATAAATCATCTCTTAAAGACTTTACCAACATGAGATAGCCGGTTTCTGTTAGCAATATAACCTCTAAATTGGGATTACCGACTAATGACTTTTCATTCGGTACGAATTTCGTCCCGAACTCTTTTTTAGTTATTGAATAGTAATCTTCATTTTCGATAAAATGCTTTTTATTCCTTGTAAAGTTTCTCTTTGCTGTTCCCTTTGGTCTTTGATGTACTTTGTCAATATCCTTAAAAGTAACAACTCTCTGACCGTCATACTCCCTTATTTGCATTTCTGTATTTTCAATAGTAATTACTTCGTTCATTAGCAAACACCACCTTTCTCTGGGAAGAAATCAATCTTTCCGTTTGTCAGAAATTTAGCACAGTATGAAAATCCTGCAATGAACGATGCTTCTTGTACATCTGCTATGCCATCGCGAATTGATTCATCTATATTCTGAAACAGACTCGGGTTTAATATGTCTCTCAAACGAGCAATGGCGTCTTCCGCTGTTTCCCAGTTCTTGTTGATAATACAAACTTCCTCGGAATTGTTCATGTCTTTTGTGTCCATAAAGTTTCGATAAGCAATTTTTAATAATTCTTCCATGTTTTTCCTCACTTTCAAATAATGCTTGATTTTCCACAAGAAAATGATAGAATAGATTTATCAATTCCTTATGGAGTTGGGTTAGAGTAGTTGCGTGACCGTCAAATCATTAGCAACTGCTCTTTTTGTTTAATTGCCAATTTCTTCATCGACCTTGTCATTAAACCATTTTGTTTTAGTCAATCCTTTTTCGGAAAGTTTTTCTTCTAACTTCTCAAACTTTTTTTTGTCGAGTTCAACACTAAAATTCCTTGTTTTCTTTCTCCGTTCTCTGAAGTAATCGGCTCTGCTCTTCGGTGCTATTTTAACCACCTCCTTGTTTCAAGATACATTATATAATGTTTCGAGATACAAGTCAACCCCTAAATGCAAAAAATAGAGACAATATAAAATTATACTGTCTCTATCCAAACTCTAAGTATTACCAATATTGCTTTGAAGAACAAACTCCGTCATTAAATGTAACGTATATTCTATGATATGTCCATGGGTTGCGCCATACATATACAACTTGCTTTTTCCATAGATAATCTTCCCATCCACCACTTTCCTCTTGCATTTCTTCATATTCCATGTATTCTTCGTCTGTGTGCATTGTCGCATAATCAACTTCTTTTGTATAACCAAGTATATCCTCTACATCTTCAAGGAACATTCCTGCCTTTACACGGTTAAAGTTCGCATATGTGACTTTTGATTTTGCTTTCACTGTAACTTTTCTCTTATACGTCTTGTTGCCTATTTTGCATTTGACATATGCCGTTCCCTTTTTTACACCTTTAATCGTACAACTGCGCTTTGACCTTTTTACAATCTTTATTTTTTTGTTTGACGTACTCCATTTAGGCTTTTTACTTCCATAATAGAAATACAAACTAATAGTCAGCTTACTTCCCTGCTGGATATTTTTTACTGACGTATACAACTGTGCAGCTTCACTTTTTGTTTCCATACAAAAACATGATGCAATCATACTTAAAATCATAGTTAATACAATAAATCTCTTTTTCATCTCATTTATCCTTTCTTTTTAACTATCACCTTATATAATTCCTGCACTTATGACCTCGCTATTTGCGTCTGCATATGCATTTGAACAAGCGTCTAGTGCTTTATTTACGGAATCTGTATAAGCATTATAGTTACCCTCCGGCTGTGAAACAATGTCTACTAAACGATTTACATTCCTTATGTATTCATCTACTGCCTTTGTTAATTTTGAATATTCGCCTGTTGAAACATCAAGTTTGTCTACCTTTCGCCAACCCTCTATGCTTTTCATGAACGCATCCTGCGATTTATAAAATTTTTTTCTTCCAAATAAATCAGAAACACAATCTTGAACTCCTTTACTGAAATCCTTGAATTTACCATTTTTCTTCATGGTCCACTTATCTGTATCTTTGTCCTTTGTTTCATAGATGCAGTTAATCCATGTATTTCCCACATATGTAGAATATTTTTCAAGAAGCGTTCTAAAATCATCCGTCTTTACCATTACATTTGATAAAGCAATTTTATATTTTCCTTTATCTTTTCTCTCTTTCTGTCTTGCTTCCTCTTCCTTTTTCTTCTTTTCCTCTGCCGCTTTCTTTTTCGTTTCCGCTTTCTTCTGTTCCTCAATTCGCTTATTGTTCTCTTGAACAAAATAATAGGTAACACCACCTGCAACACCGGCAAGCAACATAACAATAATCACGATTAAAGCTATCTTTTTATGCTTTTTGGATTTCTTATTCTGTTCAATTGCAAGTTCCTTATCTGCATCCGTAATTGTTCTTCCACAATTCGGACACTGGTTTGTTTGGTCGCTAACTTTCTTTTTGCACTCCGGGCATTTAATCAAAGCCATGAGCAATCCCTCCTCTTTTATTTTTGATTGTATATTATCATATTTGACTATATTTGTCTATAATGCAGTTCTTAATGTTTGGAATACATTGTTTGTTATGCTAATTATTTCATCTGCGTATGTTGCCAAAAAGTCGCAAAACATTTCTTCCTGCTCCAAAGTCATATCAATTCCGTATGAAAACATTGCGCTATGGCATATCTCATGTAGCAAAACTTTGCGTAAAAAACCGCCACGCAAAATATTTGATATATAAATTGTTTGATTATTTCTATCGCACATTCCGCAAGTATAACTTCCGTCACTTCTTTGTAGCATATTGCTATACGGTGATACTGTTACTATATTCCAAACAAAACCATTCATAGTATACAATTTAACCACTCCAATCAAAAAGGGGCAATTACGCCCCCTTAATTTGTTTTTGTTAAAACTTCTGCAACAATGTTTGCATTTTGGTTTTAAGTAAATTTTTTTCTTCCTGCGAACTATCCGCAATCATTTCCGTAATGTCTTTTGATAATTCACCCATGTACTTTTCTAACTCTTTCATTTTGTATTGCTTATCCGCCGGTGTGTCTGCTTTGTGCATTTCTTTTGATTCCATGTACGACATACGGCTCATTCCGCTTCTGCCCTCTCTGGAATCTCTCATCTTCATGTTTTTATCCATTCCGGTATCAGTGTAATACATAAGACCGTCTCTGTTTTTATCCATATCTCTGTACCATTCCGGGTCATGTTCTCGGTACATTTCCGGCGTCATATGGTAGTATGGTTCGTCATATCCTCTACGGTACGTTCCACGTCCTTTCGGAGCAAATCTTCCGTCAGCGTATCGGTATTTGTCATAAAATCTTCTTCCGTCTCCGTAACGCTCAAACATTTCAAGCGTTTCTTCCGATGTTGATTCATCCATTGTTTTTGTCAAGGTTCTGTAGTACATTGCTTCCGACAAATCTTTCATCATGTCTACTACTTTTCCCATTTCGCAAGTATCAACATTTTCGATTCCAGATTCCATTTCGCTTTTGGCACATTCGGAAAGTTTTTCAATCATACAATGCATTCTTTTAATATCCATCTCAATCACCTCCACCGGTTGTAACAAGAGTTCCATCACCGTTTATTGCATTTAATCTGTTGTCTGGAGCGCAAGCAATTCTTCCAGGCAATTTGAAAACCCCGCTATTTGACGTGGTTTCAACTCTTGTACTGTACTTTGTTCTTGTTCTGATACTACAAGCCGTTGCCTGCGTACAATCACATTTTGTCAATGGGTAAAGCACCGCTCCAGTTCCAATCTGGATATATACCGGAGCAGAAATTGTTGTTTCTGCCGGAATGTTCTGCGCCACAACAATGCAATATTTTGAACCATCGTTATAACTTCCTTCCGGGATTTGGATAACAAGACCAGTACCGGCAGTAAAATTTACTGCCTGACTTATAATCAATTTCTTGCAAAGTCTGCATACGTTTTTACAATTACTCATAATCTACCTCCTAAAAATCAATATGGGATAAGCCATAGACCTATCCCATAGAGTAATAATCAGCCTAGTTCGGCGAGTTTTTCTGATATTCTGTTTTGATTCTTCTGCATATTAGCAACAACCGCAACCGTTGTTAAGACCTACTCCATAAGCGGACTGGTAAGGTGAGCAAGTGATGTAAGCTGGTACGGCAGTAGGTCGCAACTGGCTTACAAGATACTGGTTCTGCTCTGACTGTGAAGCCGCCAATTTAAGGTTCTGATTTTCAGTCTGCAAAGTAGACAATTTGTCGTTTACAAGGAAGTCAAGGATGCTTCTTGTGTTTGCGTTCTGATTGTCTATAATATCTCTTGTATTGTTGCACATAGAGTTCTGGAGTGCGTTTGTCTGCGTTGAAATGTTGTAATTCACGCCCTGAATAGCTTCTCTTGTTGCACAGCAGCAGTCGGAAATCTGATGAGATACGTCATTGAATCCCTGCTGGTTCTGAAAACCAAGCGTACAGATTGAGTTATCAAGAGTTCTGAAATTGCTGTTGATTGTGTTGTTCAGCGCATAGTTACTGTCTGCCAGTCCGTATGTCTGCTGGTCGAGTTTGCTAATAAGCGTCTGCTGGTCTACTGCGGCTCTAACATCTGCCTGTGTAGCACAAGGAACGGATGCTCTGTCACCGCCGTTGCCGTAACCGCCGCCAAATCCATTACCCCATCCGCCAAAAATAGCAAACAAGATAATCAAGACCCACCAGCCGTTTCCATCGCCCCAGCCGTCTTTGTTGTTTCCTGTCACTGCCGCAATATCGGCAAGACTAGGTGAATTTCCGTTAAACATTTTGTTTACCTCCATTGTTTTATTTACAAATGGGAAACTAGTTTTAAGTGCACAACCCAAAATGTACTAACGTAAATTGCATCTTTGAATAATTGATTTTCTTATTTCATCCGGTGTAGTTCCTTTTTCTTTGCAGACGTTTTCTGCAAATTCCTGTAACCCTCTTGAATCTCCATTTCTATACATCTCAATAGCATTTTTCGCCATAGGGTTACTCATAACTTCATTGTTTTTTGTGATTTCTTCTAAAAATTTCTGTGGATTTCTCATTGCTTTCATAAAACTAATTGGATTAAGCATCTGTATCACTCTCCTTTTTAGTCGTAGTCGAAGTTTTAGTGCTTCTAGTCGAAGATTTAGTCGAAGTTTTAGTCAAAGATGATTCCAAGTTAGAGATTTTGTTTTCTAACTCATCGAATCTTTTCATAATTACTTCTGTGACCTCTTCTGATATGTCTATTTTGCTTTTTGTGTTGTCCTGTGTCGGATTGTTAGGTTCTGTATCTAAAACTGGCTTAAAAGTCAAAATATGAGTTCTCCCATTTGCAAGCCATTGTTTTCCAAATATTTCCGTTCCGTCTGCTTTTGGAAAATAATATATATTCCCATCCATCGGAATGTCTGTTGCTTTTACAACGTCAATGCTATCAACAACTTTTCCAATAAAACTTGTCTGTTGTGATGTTGCCTGCATTTGAGAGTTCTGCATAGGCGGTTGTAAGTTCTGCTGACAGTTTTGCAAAAAGTTCATTCTTTCTGCGTATGGATTTTGAACATATCCATTATTCATCGGATAAAAGTTCTGATAATTTTGCATCCGGATTCTCCTTTCTTATTTTACCAATAACATTTTCAAACACGCTAACGGCTGTAGCCTGCGTTCCAATAGGTATTTTCTGCATTTCTTTTTCGCTAAAAATCATTTCAAGAATCTCGTCTTTGAACATATCAATCACTCCTTACAATTAAAACTTACACCAAAAAAAGACGGATAAACCGTCAGAAATCATTCAAAATTTATTCATATGTATTATTGGAAACAATGCTCTTTTCTTACAATCACGTACTTTGTTAAGTGTAAAACAATGTATTAAATTATTTACACCATTTATACACCATTTTCCTAAAAAATATAGTTATTTATAGATATTTATGCGAAAGTTAAAAATCCTATATGTACCGAAAACAACGCATTTTCGCCATTTTGAACATTTCAAATTTCAAAGGCGGCGAAATGGTAAGAGTTTTTATAACCAACCATTTTTAGGTACTTTTAAGCGTTTTTCTTTTTAACTTACACCAAATTTACACCAAATACACCGTTTTACATAGCAATATATTGTTCCATTTCTTTCGCAACATCATCTGGTTTCTTGTGAGTATACACATCTAATGTCGTAGAAATATCTGAATGTCCCATTACTAATTGCAATGTTTTTACATTCATACCTTTTTCAACCATGCGGCTACAGAATGTATGTCTTAACACATGAGGTGTTATTTGCGGCAACTCTCCAAGACCAAGTTCAATATGCTTTTTTCTTACTTCTCTCATTGAACCCTCTAAATTTCTTCTTGTTTTTGGAAAACCCAAGTGGTTTATAAAAACAAATCCAGTATATCCGTCAATCGCATATTCGACTTTAGGTCTAACTTCTGTCCTTTTGTGCATAAATGCTTTTCTTGTTTTGTCATTCATGGCAAGTATACGGTTCCCTGCTTTTGACTTTGGTGGAAGAATAACGTATTTTCCACCAATTCTGTGCAATTGCTTATTTACATTTATTCTTCTGTTTTTGAGGTCTACATCCTTAAATGTAAGTCCATATAATTCACTTACCCTCATTCCAGTATTCAAAAGAATCACCACATCATCATAGATATGTCGAAACCATCCATGATTGGAAATAAATTCAATATAATGGTTTTCCTCTTCTTCGCTCATCGAAAATCTTTGCTTTGAATCGTTTTCGATTATGTTCGATAAAGTGAATAGAAATGGATTTTTGACTATATAATCATCCTCAACTGCCATTTGAAAAGCCGGTTTCAAAAGTGTTTTTGCATTTTGAACCGTTCCATACGAATACCCTATATCGCTTAAGGTAATCATATATCGCTTTGCCAACGATGTTTTTATGTCTTTGATTGGAATATCCAATATCTGTATCTTGTCAAGCATATTTATTAGGTATCTATACTTCTGTTCTGTTGTTATGCGTACTTTTTTTAACGATAAATACCTGTCTATCAGTTCCCGGACTGTTATTTTGTTACTTTCCCAAGAAACACCAGATATTATTTCTGTTTTTGTTACTTGTAACTCTTTTTGTCGTAGTTCATTTAATGTTCTGGCATATATTGTTTGACGTTTCTTTGATAAATCAGTCCATCGGTACATATAAGTACCGTCAGTTCTTTGGCTTTCTCCTTTCTCTAATACTCTTCCTTTGTTATCTTTTCTGCTTGGCATACACATTCTCCTTTCTTAAAGAAAAGAGCATTGTTAAAGGATAATTATATCACTAACAACGCTCTATAGCAAATAATAGGTACTTATAGGAAGTTACAAAACCATTGTCCTGTCAAGATACTCTTCCATCTTTTTTCTTTTTATAAGGTTTTTTCTTCCTATAACAAGAACAAGTTCATTTCTGTTTTCGTTCACAATTTCCCTCATTCTATCCTTTCCAATATTAAAATAAGCCGATGCTTCTTCAATAGTAAGGTTATACTTTTCACATACTGGAATTTCTTTTTTCACTTCTATCATCTCCTTTGCCTTATTTATTTTCCAATCAATCCTTGATACTCTTCTTATGACGGTTGATTCCGACATATTGCATTTCATCTCTATTTGTCTTAATGTATATCCTTTTGATATGCATTTGAATATTTGTTCTTCATCTTCTGTGAAATTGCAAATTTTTTCAATTTCATCAAGTTCCGGCTTAGTCAATGAGGATAAATACTTTCCTAATCTCATAAGCCTTTTCCTTTCCTATAATTTTTTGTTTGGTTTATTGGCTTCATCAACCAACGCAATCAAAAACTCCTGCGTTTTTCTCGGAAGTTCACTATGTTTGATTTCCGCAATTACTTCTCTGTACTGCTCTTCTGATAATTTTTCCATGGTCTGTTGCTCCTTTTATAATATAATATTCCGCTCTCTTGTAATTCTCTTCTTGCTTCTTTAGCTTTTTGTGAGCGTGCTTTTTCCATATTCATCTGATAGTGCTTTTCGCATACCTTGTATCCATCTTTTACTTTTCCACCGCAAAAACAACACAAGCCGTTTTCAATCCATGTATTCTTTTTGGTGCTAGCCTTTGCTCTTTGCCTATTTCGGCTTTTCTCCCTGCATATTCCACAAGTCAAGTACCCGGAATCGGCTTTTCGCTTACGGCACCGTGGACAAATGCCTTTTTCTACGTCCTGCTTGTATGTAAGTTTTGCCCATTCCTTGTGCTCTTGGTTATATCTCTTTCGTGCTTCTTCACTTTTGTTTCTTCGATTATTGCATTGTATTGATTCGTTTGCACGGCATTCCGGGCATGATGATTCGCTACTGCCGATTGGAACCTTTCTGCAAATAGGACATATGCCAACCTCTTTATAGCATTGTTTATTTCTTCTTTCGTTCTCCGACTTTTTACTGCGACAACTTATACATCGTACACCGTTTCTGTCTAGTGGTTTTCCACAATCAATGCAAAGTCCGTTCTGCTTTCTTCTATCGTACAATCGTTTTTGATAGATATTGCTCAAACAAACACCTCACTCATCCTCATCTGATTTAAGGATTCGGACACCGCATTTCTCTCTGACTTTATCTATATACCAATCAACATTAAACTTTGTTGGGTCTTCATCCATCTTTACTGATTCATCGGATATACGTTCAATAAGCCGATTGATTCTTTTGTTTCCAAATCCAAATTCTTCGCAAAGTGCAAGAAACATAATTCCGGTAGCAAGTTCAAATCCCTCATTCTTACCAGTTATATATGCCCTTGACATAAGTTTTGTTTGTGTTGGCTTACCGCCGGTCAATTTCTCCTGCACACGTTTTTCTCTCCGCATTGCTGCTCTTTTGTTTACTGCCATGATTATTCACCTCGTTTTGATTTTATTTGTTATTTATTGGTTTGTTTATCCACATAACCCGCCTTTACTTTTTCGATTGCCTTTTCTATGATTCCACAAATTGCAAAATCTTTTTTATTGAATCTATCTCTCAATTCTTCAAGATATTCTATAACCTTATCTACATCATAAGCTGTTGGTTGACTATCAATCTTTTCTGCCAAAGCACTATACATATCATTACTGTTTGTTTTTGTAAGAAGAATATCTATAAACCATTGTTGTGATAATTCTTCCTTTAACTCATCTGCATCAATCAGTCTCATTCGTCATCACTCCAATCTAATTTTTGACCACAATGGTAACACCATTTTGCAATATTAAAGCCTGTGAAACCAAGATTGCAGGTCGGGCAATAATATGTGTTGACATATCTAATTCTTTGCTCCTTGCTCTTAATAGGTCTCTTCGGAATCTGCTTTTCAAGTGCCTGTATTGCCATATCAATAGATTCGTTGTGCTGTTCACACCTCTTGATTCCTTTTTCTCCGCCATTTACTCGACTCCCAACAACTAAGTATCTGTTTTTTAGATATTCTACCGCTTCACTCTCTGTCATATCATTCCTCACTTTCTTAATCTTCTTCGTTATAGATTTTTATTCCAAGTTTTTCGCCGAGCCAATCAAGTCCTTTCCTTGTCAACCAGTACATTCTTCCACCATATCTGTCCTTGCGACCTCTTTCCGCATAACCATTGTTAGCCATTATTTCCCATACTTCACAATCATTAAAACTTGCGTCATAATAGTTTCTGTATGGCTTGTAGAATAATTTCCCATGCCTTTTATATGGTTTATTATTGTCAAGCCCTATTGCGTGTTTTACAAAGGAAATACATTGTTCTTGTCGTTCCATTTCAACCTCTCTTTCTACCTTTCTATCAATTCAGGATTGTCAAAGATGTTGCCGATAACTTCCCATTTACTGGAATCAAAATCTTCAATTAAATCAACATCTCCATCTGCCGAACCACGAACATCCGAATTTTTGTATTTGTGTGTGCATATTCCAAATCCTGTAATATCATCACACCAGCAAACCTCTGCAAAGTAATCATGTTCTGAATAAAAACCAGAAAGGTACGGATAAATAAAACCATCCATAAGGTCATTTTCAAAAATAAGGTGATGGTACTTATCCCTTTTCCCTATACATCGGCAAATGGTATTTTTGTCAATTGAAACCATATTGCCATTTTCTTCAACAATAAAATAACTTTCTACCATTATTCCGACAACATAGCCCTTGCTAGGTGCAAATGTATATACACATGAACCTTGCACCCACTCTCCGTTATCAATACTCTTTGCCTTAAATAAATATCTATCGTCCATTTTTTTCAATCTTCTTCCTCACTTTCATAACTTGCCTGGCACGAACATTTTTCACACATAGGAATCAATGTATCGCTATTATCATACATATAGCCCAAACACTTCTCTGAACCATCATCCGGTGCTTTATCATAACCTTCTAAAATACATTCAGGTGGCTTCTCGCACCGTTCAAATTCAATCACCCATACGTAAGGATTCGCATCCCAACCGTAACGGTCGAGGTCTGATTTCTTGATGGTTGAATTCCATAGGGTCTCAAACTTCTCTAAACTAAAATCGTGATTTCTCTTTAAAGTTTCTCCATCGGTTACAGAACTTGTTGCAATATTTATACCTTCTCTGTGGCAATCATCCATCGTTATTTCCTGCAAACGCTCCACTCTCACATCTGTTACTTTCAGCCAGATACGAGCAGCTTCTTTCGGCATGTGGATGGACGGATGCCATGTGCAAAAGAAATTATTATCATCAGCCTTGTAATAATATTTTTCTTTTTCATTTCCATAAGAACCTTTGCACCATGTCTCACGAACGTACAGAATGTCTCCCGGTTGGTATGGTGGAATATAAGGACAGAGCCTTTCATTTCCCCTAGGTTTTGTGATATAACCATTTGTATGTACTTCAAATGGCTGTTTTAATACTCTTCTTGTACAAGTCTTTCTTCCTTCCAAAATGGCTCTCACCATTTCTGTGTTGAATAAAACTGGTTTTACCATCATGTTTTCCTCCTATCTGCTTCTGATTGAAGCCATTCAAGTATTGTTGGTGCTTTTGCTTGACAATCTTTACAAGAAATTTTATCTTGCTCACAGTCTTTATTTGCATATCCTATAAAATCTACAAAGCAAGTGGTTTTTATTTTCTGTATAAACTCTGCCAACTCTTCATCCGACATATTCCTGATTCTGTCTGCGTTAGTCATGTTTTCACCTCCGATTTCTATAATCAGCAACTTTTCAGCCTTTGGATTGCCTAGTTTCAATTCTTTGATTTGAAATCTGTATTTGTAGGCATCCTTTCCAATCTTTTCAAATAGTTTCTTTTTTGCTTTTGTTTTGCTTGGTTCGCAGATACCAAATTGAAATTCTTTCTTTTTGGTATTCCAGACACCATAGCGTTTCTTACGATTCATTCCATACCTCTCAATTCTTTCAGTTTTGCTTCTGCTTCGGATTCTCCTAATTCAATGCCAGCAAAACATCTACTTGCATAAGCCTCTTCGTAACACCAAAAATAACTCAGTCAATGGACATTCAGAACACTTACACTCTTCGTGGTGACAAGTTGCTTTAGTATGAACACATTCTCTGTGTTCTACTTTATCATCAGCAAGTGGCAGAATAATAAGTCTTCCCTGTTCCTCCAAAGATTGATATTCTTTTAACTGCATAAGCCATTCTGCTAACTGTTTGCAGTCTTTTGAGCTTTTAAGGCAGGCATCACGCATAGGATTCCAGTTTTCAAAAATATCTGCATGATATTCATGCACTCTTGATTTTTCCTCTGCGTTTTCAATTAATTCATCAATTTTCATCCAATCACTCCTTTCTTACAATTCCATTAAGCTAATTGCCATTTCTCGAAATTTTGCAATCATTTTTGTATTTCTGCCACTTTCGTTCGTCAATCTTTTTCGCCCACAAATCTCGCTCATATTTTAGATGCTTGATAAATCCGTCAAGTGTATCAATATCACTAAAATATATTTCTGCTCTGACCGTAGACATTGACTGCTTTAATTCATCGTTGCTTACATTGTGACCTCTTGGAAATTTTTTCTTACTGTCCAAGATTGCAAACATCAAACCATTCTTAAAATTTGGATGATGATATGCGGTTAAAATCTTTGTTCCCAAACCCATCATTATTGGATATTGTCTTTTTAACATTTCATTTGCTCCTTTCTCCGTCAACCCTTTTAAACTGTTCACAAGAAACATCTAATAAACAACCGCATTTTTCAACTTCCATTCCTCCCCAATATGTTTTGTACCTGTAGGAATTTTTACACTTGAAACAAAACTCTTTACCGCTGTTTACCTTATAACTCGTTTTCTTATCTCCTAATTTCTCTTCCAAATTTCTGTTTACTCTTTCTAGGTCTTTGCACTTACCCTTTAATTCTTTAAAATCGTCAAGCAACTTGCTATACTTCTTCTTGCTTAAAATCTTCATCCAATCACTTCCTTTCTCCGCACCAGTTTCCCAGCGCGGAAGTTGTTAATATTTAATATCAAATCCACCATGTTCATTTACCCAGTCGATAGCTTCGGCATAGGTCACGCCATTGTTTTTCAAGATGTAAAGCAGATTATGGAATTTGGGGTGTGTTTCTTTCAGTCTTAAAAATCTGCTTTCTTTCTCTAAGTGGCAACCGAATCCGCATAGTACACAGCCTGTTCTTTGACAGCCTGTAGTTTTCAGCAATGGTCTTTCCTTATCAAAAATCCCAAAATCAGCAAATGACATCTGATTTTCACATTGTCCCATAGATTCGTAATCTGTAACTACTTCGCCATAAACTGAACATATTGGCAGATTATTTTCTTTAATGTAAAGCAACACATCCTGTTCTGTCCAAAATGACATCGGATTGCTATGCGGTCTTGTGACATTAAAAGCATTGCAACCATCCTTCAACCATTTCTGCGTACGCATAGTGCTTTCGCTTGCCATAGTTGCCATGATAGGCCTTCTTCCGGTTTTCTTTTCGTAATCATGTGCTGGTTTTTTCTTCATAACATCACAACACATATCACTTATCTCAAATGGTGCATCAAGAAAGAATTTATATTTTTCTTGATTAAACTGACTATAATTGCCTTTACTATCTGTCAGTTCTCCATTCAGTCTGCGTAACCTGTATTCTGAACCGCTAGGGATAACTCCCATCTGCAAACTATTGTACTTTTCGTTCTGCTTGTTTATTCTCCTGTCTATTCCTAACAGGTCTGCCATGTAGCAAGCATACGGAATTGTCTGTCTGTCTGTTAAGATTGTGTTGTTAGATTTTTGGCTGTCAAGGTATTTAACATATTTTCTCGCACCACTTACACAATTTGACACTTCCTTGCTAATCATCGGAAATCCATACTGTTCACAAACTTCTGCAAATGAAATCTTAGGTTTTAAAACCACAAGGTTATCAAATGTCATGGCAAATTGTTTTAATTCTGGATATTGTGTTGGAACATCCACAAATACAAGTGGGATATTTCTATATCCGCAAATCATTCTGACTATGTGTGCTAAAACGGTGCTATCTTTTCCACCGCTAAACGAAAGATAAACACCATCTTCTCCAAACTCGCTTACCCAATCATCAATTCGCCTTGCCGTCATTCTTACTTTTACAGATAATGGAAGTGATTGCATCTGGTACAGGTCTGACATTGTGTGTTTTTTTCCATAAAATCAACTCCTAATCAAATGGTAATTCGTTTTCAATTCCGTCTGGAATTTTCATAAAATCTGTTCCGTGAATTGCGTTGTAACTTTTGATTGCGTACTTATCAAATTCAACAACCTTGTAATGTTCAAAGTCCGCTCCTAATCTTTTAAGTGCCATAGCTTGCGAACCTACTCCGGCAAATAATTCAATTAAACGAATTTTGTTATTTATTCTAAAATCTCTTCTAAATACAGAAAAAATATTTAATTGTTCATTCATATCATCACCTGCTATCTATGTTTGATTTAAACAACTTTTCCACATATAAGTCCATTGAATGGCACAACTTAACGCAATTTCCGTGTGGCGCATGATTTTTCCATGCATTGTATTTCTCATAAAATTTTGTTTCAGTCATTCTTTCGGACTTAACGAGTTTTACCCACTTTCTTATCTTTTTACGGATTTTTCGCTTATTTTCACCTTTTAGCCTGCGTATATACTTTCCATCCTTAGTTATGTAGTGGTGAAACCCCAGAAAAGGTATTCCGCACTTAAATGGAACAATTTGCGTTTTACCGTTTAGTGTCAAACCAAGGCTTTCTACAAATTGATTTATGCAATCAAGACACCCTTTCAAATATTCCTTGTCGTGGTGTATCAAATAGAAATCATCCATATATCTTCCATAAAGATTGATTCCAAACTCGCCTGTAACCATATGGTCTAATCCGTCAAGCATAAGCAAAGCATATATTTGAGCCACTTGATTTCCTAATGGTACCCCGATACCATCTGTGCTATCAATAAGCAAATGGTTAAGCCACATTGTATAATTGTCTGGAAAGTAATAGTCAACTATATCTTTTAATATCTCGTGGTCGATACTATAAAAGAATTTAGTTACATCACATCTCAAAATCCATCCATCTAACTTGTGTTTTTGGTAAAACTCTAACATCTGTTTTTTTAGACAATCCATGCCGAACAATGTTCCTTTGTTTTTCTGCCCGGCATAGTTTGTCTTGATAAACTGGCTTTCCAGTCTTGGATGTAAAATCGTATCAGATAAGCAATGCTGAACAACCTTATCCTTAAGCGAACAAGAACGTATCAATCTTTCTTTAGGCTCGTAGACCTTAAATTCGTTATATGGATTCATCTTGTAGGTTTTGTTTTTCAACTGCTCTAGCAAGATATGAACGCCATCTAGGCTCATTGTTTGGAATCTAGCACAACTTTCATTGCGCCTTTTACCAGCCTTAGCACGTTTATAAGCGTTATAAAGGTTCTCAAAATTGCATATAATACTTTTATCATCCATAATATAAACTCCTTTGTATTTATCCTTTTAGGAAAGGTCATGTGCTTTTCTGTATCTTTCTCTGATTTCGGCTTAATGCCTACTCTAACTGTCTGTTTGTCACAGAATGGGCGCACGCCGTTGTTGTTGTTGCAATTGTTGTTGTTGATGTTGCCGGACGGCGAAACAACCGATTAAGCAGCGCATAACCTATGATTTTATCTTTCTTTGTCTTTTGTTCTCCATGCGATTGCCATATGCTTTACATCGCATACCATTTTCGACCAATGACCGACACATTTTATGTTGATTAGTCCTAAACTGTTTGATAACTCTATGTAATACAAGAGTTCATCACAATGTGTTATTGCTCTTGTCTGCAACTCTAATCGTTCTCTCTTGTATGCTTTTATATCCGTTCTATTTGCTTCAAGCAAACATTCGTAGATTTCAAGCGACTTGTTCTGCATCTTGTCCACAAGAGAAAATCTAAATTTCTTTGGATAGTGATTACAATTTGATGTCTTTTCCAAAGTGTGCTTTGCTAAATCTTTTGCCTTTAGAATTACAGTAAGTTCTTTACTTGCCATAATCATCACTCCGATTCAAAGAGATTAGGTGAAAAGATACAAAGTGGGCGCACGCCGTCGATGCTGCAGCAATCGTTGCAGTTGACGTTGCCGGACGGCGAAACAACCGATACTTGCGTTTCATATCCGTTGCAAGGTGTACTCCAAGGAGTTAACAGCCACCACCACTGTTCATTATTAGGAATCAATTTTCTGTATTGTCTGTAATCGTCAACGGAAAGAAGAGATACATAATCCGTGCAATCTCCATATTCATCCTGTCCATCAAGAGACAATAAATCTCTTCCAAACGGAAGAATATTTTTTTCCATAATCTCATCAGCAATTTTCTTATAAAAATCGTTATTGAGATATTCACGCAGACTACTTAGTTTCCAATTGTTTGTTTCCGAATCAAAAATTTTTCTTTCCTCTAATGCATCTGAAAGACAAACATATCCGCAAGGTTTGATGTCAAGGATTCTCCATTTTGTTCCGGCAACTTCAAAATAATCGCCGACTTTCAATCCAGTAAGCCGTTCTTTCATATTTTTACTTTCCAATTTGTCAATCCGCTTTTCAAGCATTTCAACTCTTTTTTCTAAGTCCATATTATTCTCCTTTCGATACAAAGATATTAGATTTTAAGATACAGAAAGGGCGCACGCCGATGCAGTTGCGGCAATCGTCGTCGTAGAAGTAGCCGGACGGCGAAACAATTACAATAGCATACTTCAACCCTCTTTCAGCAGTAGACCACGGTGTAATTGTCCAATAGTAATCTGTCAAATCTTCATTCACAAGCAAATCATTGTATTCTCTGACTTCGTCAAAAGTAATAGGGCGAACCTCACAAATACAATCATTAAACTCGTTCTGATTATCAACACTCGTCAATGGCACGGAATGCTCAACAAGATTTCCAGCACCGACATTTTCCAAAATAATAGGCTTGATTTTTTCGTCAATATACTTTTTCAAAGCAGATTTATTGTAATCTCTTGTATCTCCATCAAACCGAACATTTTCAGCCATAAGGTTTTTGGAGATTACGTTTGTTGTTTCGTAATTCTGTTCCAAAACAATAAATTCATGTTCTCCAATCATAAATGTTTCGCCCGGTTTCAATGAGCTCAAAACAACCTTTTCCTTTTTCTCTTCGCTCTTCAAAATTTCAAGAGCCTTTTCAACTAATTTAATTGCTTCTTTCATTTCAATACCTCCGTTGATTTCAATTTTTTACTGCGATTTTGCACATCATTAAAAATTGCAAAAATAATCTCATGCGATAATTTAGTTGCATATTTTTCTCCGATTGCAATGCCAGTTTCTACAAACTCTTTCCACCAAGAATCATCATCTTCCGGGTAGTAATATTTCTTACGCCAATTCCAAATATCAGTCCACATATGCTGTTCTTCTGGAATCTGCGATGCATTTACGCTTCCCATATAAACACCACCTAACTAAATATTGAATTATCGTAGTCCTCGAAAAATCCACCGCTTTCATTATCCCAACCAAGACAAATATTCAAATCATCGTGGTCTCCGTAGATTCGTTTGGACTTTTCATCGTAGTGTACTTTCCAACCTCTGTATGAAGTTCTTCCAAATACACGATTTTTAGTAACCGAAATTATTCTCGGATAATTTTCCATCGTATTCTCATCTTTATTTACGTTGTAGTGAATAATCACTCCTGCCGAATTGACAATATCTGAATCCCCACGAATCGAATCGTCCATATCTTCATCATCAATTCCGCTATCTTTCCTCTTGTGTGCAACTAAGATAATACAAACATTGTAAAATCTAGCCATATCCTCTAGTGCGTTTGAAACTTCGCTCTGTGCTTCTAACTTACTTCCCTTAACTCTTGTTTTGTTTATCATTGTCATTAAATTGTCAATCACAATAACTCTCGCATTTTGGCTTACTATCATACGTTCAATCGTATTTAGCAAGTCAGTATCTTCATCTTTAACCATAGTGCGGTCGTAAAGCATACATTTTCCACGATACCACTCTACAATCTTATCTTTTGCAGATTTCCGAACGTAACGCTTTATGTAATCTCTCCTATCTTCTTCCACTACATTTGCCGGACCCGCAATCTGAAAATCAATCGCAGCCTTAAAAAGATAGTTTGGCATTTCTCCGGAATATACAAAAACATTGTCACCTTTGTTTAATGCTCTTGTTATAATCTGTCCTACGAAAGTTGATTTTCCTTTGCCTGATTTACCGGTAACGATAGTAACAACACCAAATGGGATTCCTCCGCAAAGCAAGTTATCTACATCCGCAATACCGGTTGGTATCTTCTCAATACTATATGGGTCAAGTTCCTTTACGTCTGCCAAATCAATTACATTATCAATTGGCAACTTAACCGGTTCTTCAACGCATTTCCTAACCTGCTCTGCTCCGTATTTGAGAAGTATCTCGTTTGCGTCCTTGCAGTCTTTATAATTATCCTCTCTGACGTGTTCTACACGGTCTTTTAGACGTTTTGCAAGTTCATCCAACAAAGATATTGAGCCTTTCTCAAAATCTCCAAAAACGATGATTTTTTTCCATTTGCAAAGCCAATCCCAACAATAGGGAATCCATGTAAAGCCTTTGGCACCAGTCGGAACTGACACTGCGTTTGGTATTCCTGCTGTAGCAACTGCTAATGAATCAAGCTGACCTTCTACCACTACGAGCGTATCAAAACTATCATCACATTGCTTCATTCCAAACAATACCGGCTTTGTGCTTGCTTCGCACCACTCCTTGTTAGCATCCTTTGTTTTATCAAAATCCGTTTTTCTGTACTTGACAAATTGAAGCACGCCTTTTTCGTCATAAAACGGAAAAACAAGAATGTTTGGATGGCTAGTCTGTACGGTAATTTCGTACTTTTTGGCAACTTCTTCGGATATACCACGGCTTTCCAAATACTGAATCGCTTCCGGCTTTGGTTTGATTGCTTCCTTGGGTTGCTTCAACCGCTTGTATTTTTTATTTGGACGATAATACTCGTCAACCTCGTTACCAAGTGAGAAGTCAAAGTCCTTTGAAAGCGTTACCATGTTGCCGGATATTCCACAACTGGCTCTTAAACACTTAAACTGTCCAGTTTTAAGATTTATGGAAAAGGTGCGAACATTTCCTCTTGTGGCTCTTGGCTTGCAATAAGGGCAAGTCTTAAAAAACAGTTCGCCGCCGTGTTCTTTAACCTCAATTCCAACATGACGAGCAAAGTTGTAAGCATCATCCGGGTTAAACTCGTAAACTTTATATCGCATTACCAGTCCTCACCTACTTCCTCTTCCTCAACTTCCGGAACAATCTCTTCCGGCTCTGCTCTAGGCTGTGCAATTTTTGGAGCATTTTGAAGATAACTCTCAAACTTCGTTCCAAACAAAGTTTCTGGCCGCAAATACTCTTTCATCTTCTCGTCTGATTTCCAATCGTTGCATTTACTGTCTATTACACGTTTGAAATCTTCCAAAGTGAATTTTTCTTTAAGCCTTGCATTGATAAGGCTTTGTGTCTTTTTGGTGCTGTATCTGTAACTTGCACCAGTCTTTTCATTCAAATAATCAATAATTTCTTTCACCAAAGAGGTGTCCGTCGTGCTTTGCTCGACAATATCACTTTTCTTTTCTTTTCTTACCTTATCTTCTCTATGTTCCACTTTGTTATCAACTTGGTTACAATCTGTTTCCGAATAGTTGTCATTGTGTTTCACTTCTGTGTAATTTTTGTTGTCACTCTTGCTACAATTTGGGTAAATCTTGCCACATTTTAAGGTGACTCTTGACCTCTCATCTGTATACAGTGTTGGCGTGTATCTGTCCTTTGCAATCGAGTTGTGCAGAAACCAATGTTTGATAAGTACCACGTTAGAGTTTTCAAACGTGAGTATGTATCTCTTCCTCTCAAGGATTTCAAGGTCTTTTGGAGTTGCCTGACATTCTCTTACAATTCGGTTTGGAGCATCTACGAATCCATCATCATCGGCTCTCATGCACAGATGAAAAAACAATCCTTGTGCAGTTAATGGCATGTCCAAAAACACATCCGAACTAATCAATTTTCTTGAAAACATTCTCTTATCAGCCATCTTATATGTCTCCTTTTTTAGTTAAATGGCAGTCCGTCCTCAACACCATCTGGAATGTTCATGAAATCATCATTTCCAGATTTATTATCATTTTTTTGATTCTGTTCTGCCGTTGCCTTGCTTTCAGCAAACTCGCAATTATCAACAAGACAATCATTTGTATATACCTTGTTTCCATCCTTATTGGTGTAACTTCCAGTCTGCCAACTACCCTCAACCGCCAACTTTGTTCCTTTTTTACAATATTTTTCAACAAATTCAGCCGTTTTTCTAAAGCAAATACAACTTATAAAATCAGCCGTAGGTTGATTGTCTCTTTTGAATCTGCGGTCTACTGCAAGAGTAAATCTTGCTACTGCCATTGAATTTTCTCCCTGCGTATATCTGATTTCTGGGTCTCTTGTTAATCTGCCAATTAAAATTACTTTGTTAATAAGTCATTCCACCTTTCTTTTCTGTATGCATCTTAATCATAGGGTATCTTTCATTCTCTCTAATCTTCATTTAAATATTTTTCTTCATTTAAATATTTTTTTCTAATACTCAAAATATCTGACAAAGGAAGTTTCCCGCCTTTTGGAATAATCCTTTCAACCAGCAAATCCTCTTTTGGAAACTGATAATAAAAATCATTAGCATATTCTTTTGTGATTTTTCCAACAAGCACATCCATCAAAAGAACTAAAGCATTATCTTTAAATCGTTCCAATACCATTTCAGCTGTTTCGCTAGAAGAATAAGTAGCCATCAAAATATTGTCATCATTTCCAACAACACGGCAGTAAATAACCTCTTCCTGTCTCCAAACACAACACATATCGTATGGAACATCAATTGTTCCGTTTTGGCTTATAATTCTCATAATTATTCCTCGTTTTCTTTTAATCAATTTCCTCAATTTCAACAACAACTCTAGGGTTTGAAGCATCTACCATTGTATGAAACTCCGAATCAAGAACATCATCCCATCCGTCATTTCTAATCACTTTTGCTAACTGTAATGCGTCCAAAAATGATTTTTCAACCGCACTGCAAAGATTTCCTCTGTCGTGCCTTTTATCACTTGAAAATATCCAAAACACACAACGTATAGTCTTTTTAATTTTAACGCCTTTAAGAGTACGTTTAATGGCTTTCAAGCATATATCATCATTTGCTTTCTTTACTGGGTTGTGGTACTTTTTCAATCTTTGATTGTAAATTCTTCCACCAAGCAATTCATTCAACCCTTTAAGCGGAAACTTTTTCTTATTGTTTTTTATAGTTACGCGATAAGTCACTTTTTATCTCCTTTCGTTTCTTTATTTTCTTGTTTTTTTTCTTTTTCAGCTTCTTTCAAAAGTTCCGTTACCTGCGATGCAGTTTTTGGTTGTTCAAACCAATCGGAAACAACTGTCTCTTTCTGCTTTAATCCGTTGTAAATCCCGATATACTCCATCAATTCATCATCGTTGATACTCTCAACTGTATGATTAAGACGCTTTTCAAGCATTTCTTTAGTTACGCCAAGTTTAGCAAAACCAGTAATCATATTCTTTACCTTATCAATCAAAGGAATATCGTTTTGCCCGGCAATCGTTTTCTTACATTCCTTAATGCAATCCTCAACTAAATCTGGAGGAAGAATTGCAAGGATTCTACTTCTTAAACGTCTTGCACCATCATTGGCTGTCCTTTCGTAAATATCACGCTGACTAGTAAGTTTTCTGTTGCCCTGCTTTGTCTCCATTACGTGTTCAACAGTAAAGTTCTGGCTAGAAACTGTATTGTTTTCTAAGTCCCAACAATACGCCTGCATTTCGGACTTTCCTTTTTCATGGGACATTTCCTTGATTCCATATTCAAGATTGCCGTAGCATCGTGCCATTTCCTCTGCAAATCTGATTGTTACTCCTGTTACCGTCTGACCGCCACGTGGATAACTGAAAAACGCTTTGTCGGCAAAACCTTTTCGTTGACACGCTTCAATCGCACTTGCATATGATTTTGTGTAATCTCTTGGAAACTGTTTTGCCATAATCAATTTCCCCTGTGCTTCTGCAATAGCACGATTACTTTCTACTGCTACTGTTCCTTGGTTAATGTTATTAAAACTCCCACCAACCGATTGATTGTTTCTTACTGATACTTCATTTGACATATCAATTCTCCTTTCAACTGTCTATAATTTTAAAATCTTTCAATATGCACTCTCCACAAACTTCTTCGCCATCGTACTGATACAATGCTTCTGGTAAAAATTCATCTTTACAACGGTCACAATAGTAATGCGTTCTTTTCCTATTTGGACAACTACTACCAAGGCAAGGATAAGCTGGTGCTGCACAACCTAAACATTCATCTTTTACTATTCTCATTTTTTATACTCCTTAATGTAAATTTGCTTTTTTGCACACTATCTCAAACTGTTCTTTTGTTAATCCAAAAATTTCAATGTATTCATAAGATGGACAGTAATCAACCATAATTTCACCATCATAGTAAATTGTAACCATACTATCTCCAGCAATATTTCTAGTATCAAAAGCCTGTACGCCATCTGGAAATCTATCTTTCAAAAATTCAATCAATTTATTCAATTTATTCCACCTCACTTCCTAAAGATTCATACTGTTTCTGTAACCAGTTCGGCAATCCAAGACTGTTTACTTCATCTTTCATATATCCGTACCAGTTACCAGTTTCTGAACATTCTTTATAGAGATTTAAGTATTCCCTAAACATATCAGCACCAGAACGCATATAATATTCATTTGGTTCCATAATATTTACGCAGTATGGAGCAGTTTTCTCTTGTGCGATAAAAACTACAGTATGCTCAACACCAAGTATTTCATCAAGAATGTGTTTGTAATATGCCATCTGCATATCATACATAAATTTGATTGAATCACGCATAAATACATCTGTGCTAGCGTCATTGCATGTTTTGTAGTCAATCAAAAAGTGTGTTCCTGCTACTTCTGTAAGACAATCTGGTCTGCATTTCATAGTAATTCCTGTTTCTGAATCTTCCGTAAAATACGAAAGTTCCTTTTTGCCAGTTAAAAGAGTTCTTGCAAATGAATTACTATACAAGACGTAATGCATATCTTTTATTTGTTGAAAATCATCCAATGAAACAATGTCTTTTCCCTCGTTTTGGTCTTGGAATAAAAGCCACTTCGCTTTTCCATCTTTTGTTCGTCTGTCTATTTCTGGTGCTACGGCAAACTCTTTGTAAAAATCATCTTTTTCCAAAATGTATTTGTGAACCGCCCTACCAAAAAGCAATGATGGCGTATCTTCTTCCGGATTGTCTTTCCAGTATCGAAAATGTGCCGGTGATTTAGCCATTTTTTTCAAATCGGAAGAACTAACTCCATCCATAGCACGATATTCTTTGTTTGGAATCAAGATTCCATTTTTTCTTTCATCCACTTCTTATATTTCTCCTTTCTTTCATTTGCTATATCATAAGCAAGTTCAGTTCCAAGGATAAACAAAATATCAGTAACGGAAGCATATTCTTCATTCATAGCAGTTTCGACAGCAACATTTACTCTTTCTTCCAATTTTATAAGTTCTTCAAACCTCTTCTGCGGTATTTGAATCATTGCTTTCCTCATCCTCATTCTCCTTTCCGATTTCTTTGACTTTTGAAACTGATACTTCAAAAGCGGTTTTTACTGCTACTGTGCCATCGTCCATCTGCTTGTGATATTCACGGCTCTGCAATCTTCCGATAATTTCCAGATGAGTACCTACATCGCATTTTGAAACGTATGTAGCATATCTCCCCCATGCTATGCATGGAATATAGTCGGAGCCGTATTGTCGGTTGCTTGCGACAATGACATCACATACTCTTCTATTGGAAGCAGATGTGCGCCGTAAATTAGGTTGAATACAAATATACGCATCCATTTTTACTTCATTTACGTCCGACAATAAATTTACCTCTCCACCGCACATGGCATCCTGCACAAATACATAAATGTGCTTATAATTTTTCCTATTGATAGTCCGAATTTCTCCTTGGACTTCAATCTTCTCGTTTTCTTTGATTAAACACTTTTCCAAAATAATCTCTGGAACCAAGCAGATTAGAATATCCTCTTTCTTGCTTTTTCTTTCGCTTTTTAAGCGAAATTCATAAAAGTTCTCACCATGCGACGAATGAGAGAATTTAATCTTACTCGCCACGGTACCTCTTAATAAAATTGTATTCATCTTGACTTTTCACTCCTTATTTGATAAAATGAGTGCAAATAACATATAGTTATTTACTACTGGAATAGCAGTTTGATTTGCGGTCAAGGGTGCTATTCCTTTTCTTTTCTGTATGTTCCCGGTTCATTTGCATAAAACTCTCCGTCTTTCACATAAATTGCACCAAGTTCAATTAAATTTGCAATCAATTCCGGTGTTGCCGGTTTAGCATCTGTCTTAATCATTGTCACTCATCCTTTCCTAATATAAATACTGTTCTTCTTTGTACTCCGAATCTCGCTGTATCTGCGTGAGATTCAAAGTATATGTCAATTCGATTTCCCTTTATCGCACCGCCGCAATCCTCGGCTATAAATGTTCCAAGACCTTTGATTTTTACCTTGGTTCCGTACGGTATGACTTTAGGGTCAACCGCTATTGTTCCTCCCTGCTTCGGTATCTTGCCAGTAGAAGTTATCTTTCCGTACCCCTCTGAACAATCGCAACAAGGACAATATGCAGTTATTAAGAATTGAACTCCTTTTCTTTTCTTGTACTTCTTTTTCTTTTGCTTTATGTATTTTGCGGATTCCAAAGAACTGTTCATATTTGCGTTTGGAATCACATTTGCCTGCGGTTCTTCTGTTTTTATAAATAACGTATCTTCTTGTGCATATTCCGGCTCGTAAGCGTATACATCCTTAAACACGCTTGTTGCCACCGTTATAATAAGAAGAAACGTCAGAACCGCCAATATCATCTTCTGAATAATAGGCTCACTCCCTTTCTTCCAAAAGCAGACGGAATGTTTCTTTTCCCTTTGGAGTTACATACATCTGCTGTCCTGCCCAACCGTTCTGCTCGTTGTGCTTGTCCTTTAAGACAAACAAGCCGTTTCCGCTCTCTGCGTATTTGGCATATGGACGCAACTGTTTGTGTTTCCCCTGCCGGAACACATATCCTTTTTCAATAAGAAAAGAAACAAATGCTTTTTCTCCGATACCCAGTTCCTTTGCGGTGTCACGGATGTTGGTATTCAATTTCTTATCTACCAAAGCGTCAAAGTAATTCGCCTTTGGTGTCATTTCCTCAATCTGCTTGTCCTTTTGAGTTATGATGTTCTGTGCCACAACTAATGCGTTGGCTACAATCTGTTCTGGAGTAAGATTCTCCTGATTGGCAATGTAACCGCCATTCTTGCGGATAGATGGAAGCACCTCGCCAGTTACCCATTTACGAAACTTCTTTGCATTCGGCTTATCACTACGAAGAATAACAGCATACAATCCGCTTTCTGTAACAAACCAAGTCTCGCCCTGACGGGGTAAGTCTAACTTACACCGCTCGTCATCTTCTAATCTATCCGCTACACTTCTGCTATTTGTAAGTTCAAGTGCCTTACACACATCAGCCAAGCAAAACATAGGCTCATTATCCTTTGTAATGGTACGGATTTTTCCAAACTCTGAATTTTCAAAAATCTGTAAATCGTTCATGTCTACTCCTTTCTTTACTCAATAAAATAGGAAATTTCTACACCAAAGTAATTCGAAATCTTAATCAGTTTATCCGTCTTTGGCATTGATTTCCCAGATTTCCAATCCGAAAAAGTACTTCTAGCCAATCCGAGTTCATCAGCCAATTTATAAAAGGTAATGTTTCTCGAATTAACAAGCAATTCTAACTTTTTAAAACTTTTCTTTCTATTTCCCTTGTCCAAAATCTCATCTCCTTTCTTGACTTGCGTTAGGATTTTCGTTATAATAAATAAGCCATTTTAGGTAAATTCATCTTAGGAGGTGTATACCTTGAAAGCAATTTTGAATTTGCCTGTTCCGCATTTGCAAGGTCGCAATCGTGAAGCCACAGCACGTTAAAATTGAGTGAAATGTAACATCAAGTGTAGCGTAGCCGAACAGAGAAGTTCGTTAAAAACTCGAGGTTGACATTCCGATATTTGTCACACTACACCGCTTGTTCCTTGCAATCTGCCAACTAATGGCAATAAATTATGCTGAACCCAAACTGCATAAGTGGCAGAGTGCTTTAAGAAGCATTGGTGTCGTACAATGCGTCGAAAGACTGCAAAGTGCATACGGTATAAAAATTGGGGTAAAGGACTGTTAGTGACGGCACACTAACAGTCTTTTTACCGAAAATCCTTTTTAGTTGTTCGATTTTCACAACTATGTCTTGATAAAAGTTAGAAAATCGTATATACTATGAATTGTGCAAAAAACATAATATAAATTTCTCAATTTTGAATTGGTTGAGATTTCCTAACTTGTTTTTATAATACATTAGGAAGTCTTGTTTGTCAACCCTAAAAGTTGAGAAATTGCAACTTTTTTTGATAAGGAGATTTTCTATGTACGAAAGATACTGTAAATTAAGAGATTTAAAAGGTTTAAATGATGCAAAAGTAGCAAGATATTGTGATTTTCCCAAAAGTACATTTTCCGATTGGAAAAAGGGTAAAAGTGAGCCTAAAATTTCAAAAATTAGAAAAATTGCAGAATGCTTAGATTGCTCTATTGATTATTTGGTTAATGGAAAAGATAAAACATATTCAGAAGAAGATGCCCTTTTGGATGCTCATATTTCAGAAGATGTAGAACTAAAAGAAGCCATTAAGAAATATTATACCCTCGATGAGAAAGCCAGAAAATATATTTTAGAGGGAATTGACCTGCTTTGGAGAGCAAACAAAACTGATACTAAATAATGATACCATTCATTATTGTGTAAATAAAAAAGATTGGAGATGTGTTTTATGAAGAAACTATTAACAGTAGCAACAACGCTAATGCTTACTATTTCAGTATGTGTTCCAACAATTTCAAAAGCCGCTATACCGGCAAGGACAATGGGAATATTTTCAGAATTTGCCGACGGATTCAAAGAGGGATGGTCTGGCAAGAAAGAGCCATCAAAGAAAAAATATAAGAAAATGTGTAAATCCTACAATTATTCCAAATTGAAAAAAGGCAAGTACAAGGGAAAGAAAATAAAAATCAAGGGCAAAATAGAAAATGTAAAGGAAGATACATTGGATAGTGACTTGACCGTAATCGTAAAGTCTGGTGGAAAATACTATGAAGTATACATGAGCCAAGGATACCAAGAATATTATGGCTACAGAAGAGGTAAAACGCTTTCCGTGTGGGGAACTGTAAGAAGAACCGCTTATTATGTCGTAAAGAGAGATGGAAAGAAAAACAAAAAAATGACAATACCATCTATCAAATCAAGATACGACAAACTGTCATAAAAAAAAACGGAGTAGGGTTTTTATCCTACTCCATTTCATTATACCTTATAAGTATTACCTTTCAATCTTTCTTTTTCTGCAATGTAAACGTAGTAATATCTCAACGAATCTACGTTTTTCATCTTGGAAATAAGTTTCTTTAACTTTCTTCTATATTTCCTGCGTTCGCCTATCATAAATCTCCTCCTAGCATATAATTGTAGGGAAAGGGGGAATTTGCAACCCCTCTCCCAAACCGAAACTTGATTACATGGGATTGCCATGTAATATATTATATGTAGGGTTCAAAAATATTATTCATCCTTTTCGGATTTTTCCTCTTTTTCTTCCAACTGTGCTTTCAATCGCTCGTTCTCTTCCTGCAAAGCAAGAAATGTAAACTCCGTCTTTGCAAGCTGAACCTTAAGTTCTGCGATTTCAGCAGACAGTTTCTTTTCCACATAGTCATTGAGTGTAATTTTGTTTTCATCCATTTCTTTTTACCTCCTAAATTTGAATTATTTATTGTAACACTGGGAATATTGCTATTCCATTCAGGTTATCATTAGTTATGTCGTTATACTGTGCATTAACGGCTAGGTTTCCGGTCTTGGCATTAAACGCCACTCTAACACACTCACCTCCACCAGTTACCATGTTGTGATACTGAACAACATCTGCTGCACCGGAATCACCCGGCATTAACTCTGTTTGAACAATGCTCGACCAAGGGGATGCTGAAGCAATTGGATAGTTGCGAAATACTACGGCTTTGAACAATCCACCATTCATGGTAATACCATATAATGTAGTTGAACTCGGCGTCGTTGTTGTTACACTCGAACAATGCTTCTCAAAAGCAACATTGGCATTTAATGTAGTGGTTCCTGCTCCACCTACACGACCAATAGACACACTTCCACCGTAACTATTCAGATATAATGTTGTTGCGGCATCATTTGCATTAACTGCTTGGATTGTCCTTTGTCCAAGGTTCATATGATTTCCGTCAGGAGAGGATATTCGCAAATCGAAGCTAGTTAAAGAAGCATTTTTTTTACTGCCAATGCCAAACGGTGAAGAACAATACATAGGGTCAGTACCATCTTCAATACCATTAGTATATTTCCACCGTCCAAATCCATAATCTCGATAAATGGTTTGGTATGATTTTTTGGTCCCATCGCCAGTAAAGGTTGTAATATATAATCCAGGGTATGACCAATCGGAAATAAGTTCGATTTTTTGACGTGTTGAAATCGAACCTACCATGTTATAACGAGAAACATGTTCAATACTAATGTCGCCATCACATGTTAATATTTTAGAATCAACATAGCCATTTGCATCCCATTCATATTTGGCGCTACGATAATATGGAGCGCCATCGCTCGAAAGTTTAAGTTCATAAATGTTTTGTTTACCTGATGCGAGACTGCTGTTTTCTGTGTAGTTTTTGGATAGTCCATTCGTTTGGATTTCAAATCCACCAATCAAACCGTTATCTATCTCTGCATTTGCACCTTTTAATGTTGCACCAGTGATGGTCCCGGTTGCCGTCACGTCTTGCGAAAATATTTTTTTAATAACAGCAGAATTCGCAAAAACCTTTTCAACATCAAGTTCATTTGCTGTTATGCTTTTTGCTACTATTTTATCTGCATTTACGGTCCGGTCAGTAAGTATATATCCATCCAAAGTATCAATCGTTTTACTTTGAAGTTCTCCTAAATTATTCAGCGAATAAAGCAAGCCATTTTCGCCTTTTAGCAATATTCTGTCTGCCACTAAAGTGCCGGCCGTAATGTTTGCGGCGTTGACTTCAACACTGTCTAAAAAACCAGTGATATGTCCTTCTACGATTGTTGCTCTATCAATAAGACCAACTTCTGCAAATAATGTAGCAATATCTGCAACTTCAATATTGGATAATTTGATGTTTGCATATTTTAAATCTGCACTCTCCGCTGACAAATAGCCTAGGTCTGCTACCTTTGCACTAAGGTTTTCTGTAGTGATAGCCTTTGAGGACAATGTATCTATCTTTCCGTCTACTGCTTGCAGTGATGTAATAGTTGCATATGTCAAATCAGCATTTTCGGCAGTAATATATCCAAACTCACCGATAGTTGCTTTCAGATGTTCAATATACGCATTATCTGCCGTCAAATCCGTAATAAAAGATTTCGACACCTTTTCCCATTCAATCGTAGCATCCGCAATCTTTGCGTTGGTGATTGTAGAATCCTTAATCTTGCTATTCTCAATCGTGGAATCCGCAATTTTACTATTTGTAATAACTCCATCCTTGAAAATAGCACCAAGGATTGTGCTTGTCACCGTTCCACTTGCCTGCGCCATTGTTCCGTTGTTGTAACTGTTTGAACCACCGCTACCAACTGACGATGTGTTTGATTCCTGCACTTCACACGGTGATGTAATCTCCGCATAAAATCCACCATCGTAGTGCAGCGTCATTTCTCCGACAAGCACATACTTCTTAACTCCGTCATAGTCCTCGAACGTAAGCATTTCACCAACCGACATAAGAGGATGCCAGTACATTGTTTCGATACTCGCTTTGTGGTAAACAAACGCCTTGTTCAAAAAGGATAACCCTGTTTTCCACTGCATTGGCGTAACTTGTCCTAAATACGTATGAACCGTATTTCTGTCAAGCGTTTCGTATAATATCCAAGGTGTTTCAATCGTCACTGGATAATTCTCTACATTCGATACACTGCTTGCCTTGTCATTCAATACGACCGTGGATTCACCCTCGTAATATCCAAATCCAACATAGTCACTGTTTGTCTCGTAAAAGTACCAATTATTAGCCTTTACAGATACGTTGTTTGGACACATAAGGTTGTTTCCGAAAATCGCATTAGAATCATAGGTATCTCCATTAAATATAGGTCTGTAATTGTTATCTGCTTGCAACTCTGGTAACTGCTTAATATAAAAAGCACCGTTTTTTTCAATCACATTTGCACGTAACAAAACTGCTATACCAGACAACAAATCTCTCCATGTGATTCTGCTTTCCCAATCCCAATCGTAACCATCCTCATCATTGTCCGCAAAATTTGATAACATAGGAATCATCAAATGGTACAACTTATATTGTTTGATTGACGATAAAACATCTTTCCAATTATCAATGTATAGCGGACATCCTGTGACACGCAAAAAGTCTTGCGGCAAATACTCCCAATAATAAACGTCGTCACGTGTGTAGATAAACTGCAATTGGCTAGGTACGTATTTTTCTTCCAATTCCGTTTTGTGATATTCGTTTAGCGAACTAATGACGATTTCTGCTCTATCCATGTATTCGCTCATTAAACCGTTTCCAGTAAATGAAACAGTATCACCGTTGTATGTTGGATTTTCTTTTACAACAAATCTTCCGATAGGTACCGGATATGCAAATTCATTTCCTATAAGAATCCATGCATTTACAATAGTTCCTTTTAATGTATTATCGTAATATGTCTTTGCAATAAGGGCATCCGTAAAATCGTTATTTTCTGCATACATTTCACAACTCATAGTAGGGCTATAAGTAGAGCCATAACTGGCAAATGAATCACTAACACAACCTTGCGATATACTTACAGATATTAGCGTTTCTTTTCCTCTTGTGCTTACACTATCCGAATTTCCTGTACTTATACTCAAATATAATTCTGTTGCTATGTCAGTATAGGAAACTGCACAGTCTCCAGTAATATCTGTTTCATCTTCTGTGCAGAACACGTACCAAGACATATACCTATAATCATCCGAAATCATCATGCTTTTACAATCAATCGTATTTACGCCACGTTTATACACACTTCCGTTATTGATAGCGTATTTTACATAGTAATGAGTTCCGTTATAGTCAAAATCCAAAAAAGACAAACTAAACGAATCTCCGATATTTACATCTTTTACATGTGAATCATATTTCAATGTATATGTAGGGTCGCTTTCCAAAACATAAAAGACTTTTGCTGTATAACTCATCGCTCCACCGCCTGTATCTGTATGCTAGACCAAATAAACTTTCCATTAAAAAAAGTCATTGCGTCAAAACTAGGGTTTCCAAAATAAAACTGCTTTGTTTCTTTTTCTCCTTTTTCATTGGTGAACTGTATGTAGCCGTACCGGTTTGATAAATCATCCGGGTCTGCGTACTTCATCAACTTCTTGATTTCGCTTGGTGTCAAATTTGCCGGAAATGCCATGTCAAGCGTTACTTTCTTTGCAACTATCTTTCCGTTGTAAAGTGCTTTTGAACTTCTCCCTGCTTTTGCGTTCCACACTTTTTCTCGTGAGATTTTCCATCCCTCATACTTTGGTGTTGGCATATCTTCTAAACTATCCTTAGTCCAACCAAACTTCAACGTAAATGCCATATGACACCTCCTAACTTTTTCACATAAAAAGAGACCCATTTGCATGAGCCTCTTTCTTTAAGCCATATTCCAAGAAATTCCTTTGTTCTTGGAGATTTTCTTTGCGTTGTTCATAATTGCCGTTGTGACTTTTGTTCCGTCAAGGTAAACATCACCGCCACCGACATTCGCATTCGATAATTCCTCTTTGATTGCCGCCTTTGTAGCCGCATAAACAGCCGGCGCAACCGCTTCGGAAATACCGGTCGTAATCTGTTTGTTATTTGCAACAACGGACTTACCATTGTCGAATTTACCCATCATTTCGCCGTGACTTGCACGGAACCATCCATCTTCCGGAAATCCACCGTTAGCAAACAATATTGGATTATTTGTTGCTATTCCGTACTTCTTCAAATATTTAATGAGTTCTTTCCACTTTTTACTCTGCTGTGCCGCTTTAGCCTTTTTGCTACTACCATTGTAATCTATTGCTCCAGGTATAACAACTCTTCCCCACTGGTCTTGTGTGGTTCCAACAGCGTTCATCAGTTTCTTAAACTTTTCTCCGTTGTATTTCTTTCCGGTTTGGCTTTTAGTTGCTTTTTCAACTTCCTTACCACTAGCCTTTATCACTTTTGTATTTGCGTTGATAGAAAACGTCCGTGAATACAATTCTTTCTGAACAGATTTATACCACGCTTTCCTTAAATTAGCGGAAATATTCACATTTATATCACGATTTTTCATGTTTTTCATCGCAATACTTAAATCGCCAAACGTCTTTATATCAACCCCTTTAATTCCAGCCGTAATTGTTACTGTTTTGCTATTTACGCTATCTACTTTCCCCTGCAAACTATCAACATCATCACCACCAGAGGTTTCAGCCTTGATTTTTACTGCTTTTGGCTTCAATGAATCAATTTTCTTCTTCAATGCATCTGTTGACTTGTAGTTCTTATCTGTTATCTTTCTGTAATCTTCCCATGTGATTTCACCATTTTTAAGTTCGGTTTCTAACGATTTCAAAATACTCTTTTGTTCTTTTGCTGGAACATTTAATTTTTCCATCGTAGTTTTTAATTTCTTTTGTGCTTTTTCGTAATCTGCTGTTTTTTCTACTCCATTTATACCAAGAAGATTTTGCAATTCATCCTTTTTTATTCCCTTTTTTCCAACTGCATCTTTTACGGATTTTTTTGTAATAATACCTTTTCGCAAATTTTTTCCTGTTTTACTTAAAATACTATTTTGCGTAAGAGCGGCAATGCCAAGTTCATCCATTTTTTTCTGCAATTCAGTTAATTCACTTGAAAATTCACTGTATCGTGAAATTGTCTTGTTGAGGTCTACATCACCACCAGCATGTGCGTTCCAACCATACGTTGATTGATAATCACCACCAGTAATTCCTGAAACCGTAGAAAGCAATGCAGCGGCAAAACTTCCACCTTTTTCTCCGTATATAGTTTTTAAGTTTTTCGTAAGTTGTTTGCTGTCACCGCCAGATGCTTCAAGCAACTTATCAGTAATTGCGCCGGCAATCTGAAAAGCAATTTCAACAACCATAAGTTTTCCAACCAGTTTTCCTAATTTTGTTCCTATTGTACTAAATTTCTTGCTCCATGCTGACGCTATTTTCTCCGATTTTATTTCTGTTGCTGATTTAACCAGAGAATCTTGTATTCCCTTTCCAAACATTATTTGCAATGCGCCCCATACGGCTTTGAATTTTTTATAAACCATAAATCCAGCAATAACCGTTGATAGCTTTAACGCAATACCTAATGGGTCTCTAATAAATGCCGAAATAGCCACTTTCAAAGCATTGAATAATCCCTTGACTATTATTTTCCCTACTTTCAAAAGTGTTTTTCCCCATTCTATTTCAGAAAGAAAATCTCCAATCGCTTTTCCTACTTCCCACCAATCTACGGTAGAAAGTGCGGTGTCAATCGTATCAAGTATTCCAGTAATTCCATCACTGATTGTCTTTCCTAACTCCTGCCATCCAGTTAATCCAGTATTTTTGCGTACTTCTCCCATCTCTTCGAGAAATCCATTGATGTAATCTCCAATTTTCTTTCCAAGGTTTTTGTATGGAAAATCCACCATAACGCCAAACGCAAACTGAATCATACCACGCAACTTCGCTCCAAGCGATTTTCCTGCTAAATCACCGTCAAAAGTATTTATGGCAGCCGTTATACTCTCTTTAATACTTTGACCGAATTTGAGCCAATCAAACGTCTTGAAAAAGGTGTATGATGTTTCAAACCATGTATTCAATCCCTCGGAGAAATTTTCTCCAAGTTTTGTCCAATCAAGGTCTTTAACAAATCCGTTTAAGAACGTAGCAAGAGATTTAGCAATCTTCTTCGTAGTCTTTTTAATCTTTGTCCATGGGATGTTTCTCATTCCCTTGTTAATCCAGTTAGCCAGTGCCGAACCGAGAGAAGTAAAATCTCCACCTTTCCATGCGTCAAGGATTGCTTTCTTCATCTTCTTGTACAACTCAACTGCCTTGTTTTTGTTGCTCTTAAAAGCATTATCCCATATCTTTTCATAGTTCTTTAATGCGTCGCTAATATCCTTAGAAAGGTCAATATTAGCATTTCCACCAGAAGGGTCTGTATCACCACTATCGCTATCACTGTTGTCCTGCAATTTATTTACTTGGTCGAATGACTGCAAATTGTCGGCGGCTTTTTTTGTCTTTTTAGCCGTTTTATCCATGTTCTTAGCAACTTTATCCGTATCGTCTGCCGCATCGGAGTAGTCCGGTACCTCTGGTGTTTTCCGTGAACCATCCGTATCACCAAGTTTGATTCCTGCCAGTTTCGCTACCCACTGTGCGAAATCCTGCAAAACCATAACCACAGCATTCATATATGGGTACAATTTCTGAACAATCGGCATAAACAAGGAGCCAATTGTCAAAGATAATTTCTTAAATCCAGCCTGCAACATCCTCAACTGGTTTGCAGGTTGGTTAATTGTCCGTGCCAAATCAGCATATGCAACCTTTGACTGTTCCAACATAGTCAAAACACGTAACTGCATTTTTGATTGTTGCGAAAGGTTCTTAATACTTTCTGTAATACCGTGATTCATAGCAGTTTGTGCTAAGCCTGCGGAGGTGATGTCAATTCCATACTTATATAACGCCCTAGACTGTCCTACCAAACCAGATTGAAAGTTTTGCATAACGTCAGCGGTGTCTAAGTTTGATAAAGACGCCCAATCTGCGGATAACATAGTAAGTGCTTTTGAAGTGGCAATTGATGTTTCACCAAGCATACCGGCAGAGTTCGTAATCTGTGCAATAGCGGCGTTGTAGTTCATAACCTCTGTCAAATCCAAGCCAAGGTTGTGTGAAAAAGTATTTGTTGCATCCCCAGTGTTAGTATCAACATCATATCCAGTCAACTGCTTTTGAAGTTTTCCAAATCTTTTACGGAAACTTCCTGCATATTCTTCCGCACTATTATAACCGGCTTTCTTAAACTGGTTAGCACTGTCTTTTCCAACCTTATCAAGCGCAACCGAAAAATAGTTAAATTCCTCAATGTAGTCCTGCGCCGAACCAATTGCTTGACCGAATTTCTTTACAGCACGAATTACCAAAAAAAATTTAGCATAAAACATACCAATGCTACTTACAAAACCTTTTGATGATTTATGTGCGCTTTTTAATTTGTCTTTTAATGAACTAAGTGCATTTCCAAGTTTTTTAGTGCTTGTTGATGCTCTATCAGAAACAGTGGAAATTCTACTACCGCTTGACGCAAGGTTTCCAAGACCTTGAATTGTGTTGGCTACGTTTGAGTTGATTTGAGGTGCATTTTGCAGTTTTTTCAGCAAATTTATTACACCGTTACCAAGTTTCTTAAGGTTTGCAACTGTTTCGCCAACACGCTTCCCTGCATTTGCAAGTTTAGCAATACCCTCTACAACTTTTGTAATGCTAATATCAATTGCATTTGCAGAAGATAATTTGCGTACAAGTTTTACTACTTGCTTTCCTAATTCCGGAAATTCTGTTGTTACATTACTAATATACTGACCGCTATTAGAAAGTCTTGCCAATGAACCCACAACACGTGTCACAGTGCTTTCAATTTCAGATACACCGCTAAGTTTGGTTGCTAAATTTGAAACAGAAGTTGCAATCTTTGTCATTTTGGATGTATCAAATCCAGCCATATTCACTTTTGAAAGGTTTTTAACTGCATTTACGGCAGATGTAATGCCACCAAGATTCTGAATGTTTCCAAGATTGTTAAGACCATTTGCCAGTGTATTCAAACCACTGGCAGTACGAGATAATCCACCAACATCAATTTTCGCAAAACGCTCAAATCCTTTTGCAATTCTATTGTAGTCGGTTGCCTTTACTCCGCTTAATGTTTTGGTAGCATTTCCAAGTTTTGATACTCCATTTGCAAGTCCACTTAAATTGCTACCGTTAATCTTAGACAGTGCAGATGTTAATACATCAATTTTACCAACAAGATTTGTAATTTCATCTTTGGCACTTTTTGCCGTTGCATTTATTTTAATATCCAACGATTCAACTGTTTCTGACATACTAACACCTCACTATCTATCATTTGCATTACGCAAGATTTTTCAATCTAATAAAACCGTACTTTCCTGCATACTCAATTTTGGCAACTCTGCTTACTTTTGATTTCCACAGAATCCGTACGGTTTCACCTTTTTGAATTGTCATAAGTTTTTTAGACGTAAACAAACGTCCTTTTCTCAAATATGTGTTGCAACGTAATTTGCCGGTCCATGTTTTCTTGAATTTATCAAAAGAACCATACGTTGATTTTAATTTACTTGTTGTACTTCCCCACTTTCCAAGGTAAAAATGCGGAGTATCAACAATGGATTTCCAATCTCCTCCCCATTTCAAACCGATTTTCTTTGATTTTGCAATCTTAGCAACTTTTCTAATCAGTTTATCGTTATAAAGCAGTTTAGAATCATTGATTGCAATATCAAAAGCAATACCCCACTGGTGTTGAGAAGAATACGCACTTCCGTTAGCGTTTGTTACTATCTTGCCCGGCTTTGTTCTTCCCTTTGCATAAAGCGAATCTTGATATGCTTTTGTACGAAATCCCTCTGTTATAATCAGATAGATTCCATTTTTTGCACACTCTTTAAGTAAAAGTCCAAGTTTGTAGTTTAACCATGGATGTAACTTTTTTCTGTCAATTCTAATTGAATGTTCTCTTTTCATTTTTCAACACTCCTTATATGATTGTTTCTGGCAATCCCTTGTTCATAGACCTTGCCATCCACTGTTTTTCAATTTCAATTGCTTTCTTTATCTCTTGTTCTTCTGTTTCTTTTTCTGCTATATATTCTTCTTCAAACATTTTTGACATAATTGGACTTTTAATATATTCCGATTTTGCTGATTCACCATGCAAGCAACTGTCTATGGCTACAATCAAAGCAGATATGCCATAATTGCCCCACCACCTATATTGCAATTCATCTTGTTCTTTTAACTGGAGTTCATGCGCTTTGTCATATGGATATAAGTCTTTTGGACAACTTTCCATAATCCTATCGTAAGAAACTCCATAGGAAAGATAATGAGGTATTGCATCTTCATATATAAAATCCGAGTATGACTTATTTATTTTTTCTGTGGCTTCTTGTGGTCTTGCGGAAGTTTCGTTACTTTCTCCGATGCTTCCTCTGTCTCCCCAATCTGGTTTAACAGGTCTCCCAAAAAACCCTTACTCATCAATTCCTCCGTCAACTGCGTAAACAAATCAAGGATTCCTTTATCTGGCGATTCATCGTGGTAATCGTCAAGAATATCTCCTACTTCCTGAACGCTTTCAACTGGATTTTCTTTCTGAAATCCAACGTAAAGCAAATCACGAACACAGCAAAACAATTCTTTAACCTTGCCAATGCCGCCAACATCACTGTCATTTTCAACTTCTTCACTGTCAAAAATCCCAAGCAAATCCTTTGTTCTGTCCATCAAATCTGTGTCGCAGAAACTGTTATATCCAAATCTAACCTTGTATACCTTACCTTTAACTTTTAATTCCATAATGATTTATCCTTTCCCCACTTTTAGTGGAAAGGAGCCACCCCGAAAGGTGGCTCTCTTTTTTACTGCATATATTATTCGAGTTCCGGTTCGGCTGTCTCTTCATCCTCGCTACTCAACACAGCCTTTTTATTGTTTCTCGTTGAATAGCTTGTTACCCCACTTTTGTAACAGTGAAAGTACCATCCTTGTTATCAACGACTGTAAGTTGTTCAGTAACCCATTTAGGCACGGTATTCTGAACAACGGTAGCGGTCATTTCAAGAATTTCATCTACGCCGCCTACATCATTTACAGTAGGTGTAATCTGCCCTACATATGCTGCTTTGGCAACACCACCAACGCCATCCGTTCCATACAACTGAATAATGTCGCATTTTTTACCCTCAACATTCAAAAGAGCACTAAAATCATCTTTTTCAAGGTTTCCTACAAACTCTTTTGCGTCAGACTGTTTAATACCCATTTCAAAAGTCTGTGCATCATCCTCCATCGTGGTACTTTCTACAGTGTTCGGTGCAGATGTTGGCGATGGGATTGACTTTGCACGTAACATCAATTTGTATGTTCCTGCAAATCCATCTTCGCTGTGTTCTTTGTAGATAATTCTTGCCAAATAACTTGTTGAAGCCATCTTGTTACCTCCTTAAATTTAATAAAAAAATAAAGCCTTTCGGCTTGTATTTACGTCAATATACGTCATTCTTTCCGATTGTTCTGCTAAATCTAGCAGTTTGCCGGTAAGTGTCTTTTGTATCATCTTGCGTAGGCATTGAAGAACCACGAAAACGCATTGTTTTCATAATTCTCTTAACTTCCCTTATAACTTCTTTTGCTCTTGCTTGTGATTTATTATCAGTCACATCAATTTGAAAAGAAAACTTTTCCGCATTGATTTTATCACCCTCTAAATCTTCTCCGATTTCTGAACCGGGTAACAATTGCAATCTTACAAAAGGAAAAACCGCTGGTGTATTACTACTTCCAACGGAAGAAAAGTTTTTATCTGTCATTTTGTATTTTTTTTTCAAACTATCAGAAAAGTTTGTTTTTATCCTTGAGAATACAGTAGATGGCACTAATTCATCCCATTCCACCGACATATGCACCACCTACTTTCAAAATATTTCTTTTGCCGTTTTTATAATTTTGCTTCTTATATCTTCTCCGGCTTTATACATAGGCATAGTGGCTTTTACACCATGCGTAGGCATCCATTTTTGTTCCTTTTCATTCCAGTACCACCACATATCGTCATAAGCGTGTGTCTGCCCCGGAAATGTACCAACGCCATAAGGAAATTTATTTCCTACTAATGGATTTTGCGTTGGATTAAAATGAACACCTGCACCAAATTCAATAGCAAGCAATATACTAAACGGTGCGTAACCATCTTGTTCTTTTACTTGCCCCTTTGCAAGCAATATACCATTACAACCCATCTTATCAGCAGATATGTTTGTCGAAACCGTAACATACTTTCCTAATGGACTCTCTGATATATTTGTTTCAGAAACCTCTACACCACTTTGTAATAGCCTAGAAACAAGTTGTTTACATTTGATAGGTAAATCATCCCTATACTGTAAAAGTTGCTTTTTAAGGGCGTTTAATCCACTTATAGACAAATCCGCAGTAAATGTTTTTCTCCCCATACTATTTCACATTCCTTTTTAACAAGAACAAGTCCTCATTTAATCCCTCGTCCGCAACACCTTTTACTGTGTAATCAGCACTGCTTTCATCTGGTATTGTGTTATCATCATCCTTGTATACGATTTTTGACTTCTTCCAAATCACGCTACCGGATTTCAAGGGCAAATAACCTTTACTGACAATGATTTGTGCATAGTTTGTACTATCATCAATACCATAGTCTTGCCATACAACTTCATTCAACTTATTTGTGATGTTTGCCTTAAACTCAACTGGCTTTGTATAGCCAATTGTTGTTTCTCCGGTTTCAATCTTGTTCCCATCATCATCCGTAATGTAAATTACATTTCCCTCTTCGTCTGTATAACTTTCGTAAATTGGAATTTCATCATCTTGTAAAGAATAAAACATTCTTTGTTTGTTAGATGCCAACGTCATCAAGGCAACCACCTACTCACTTGATTTAATCTGTTTGATGAGCTGATTTCCGTATACGCTCAATCCGGCAACAAGAACACCCTGAACAATTGATGTAAACACTGCCATAAGCATTTCTGGTACTGTTCCAATAGATGTATTTGCCATTACCCAAATGGCACAAAGCAAAATGCCAAGTACACCTAAAATACAAGGAATGTACTTATCTTTGATAACATCCATTTTTTTAATTCCGACACCGATAATATACAGAACAACTGCTACTACAATCAGTTCCGGTTTTACATAACTCATAATACTATCCATCTTTTCTTACTTCCTTTCCGTTGAGACGTTCTTCAAGTCCGTTAAGCCTGTGATGAGCCTGCTTGCAACTTTCTTCAACTTTAATAATTCTGTCATTGTGCATTTTAATATCTTCCCTCATGGATGATATTTCTGATTTAATCTCTTTAGTATCTTGACCTATATCATCAAGTTTTACATTGATTCTTGTGTTGTCTTTTACGCGTTCTTCTATATCTTTTGTGTCTGTCCGCTTATTATTCTTTAGTCCAAAGTAAACAGAAAAACAAACGGAAATAACGCTAATAAGTAAAGCAATCTCAATATTCATACCTTACCGCCTTTCCGCAAATTATAGTGTTTCGTTGCCCTCCACCGCTTACACGAAACGCCCTGCGAGAAATTTAGATACTCTAAACAACTCACGCACAATCTTCTATAAGACCTGCACAAATGGATAAACACATTTCAAAATATCATCACGACTAACCCAAGTCCTTGAAATTGAATTTTCGCTATGGCTACTTTCAAATGGTGCGCCCATCTGTGCAAAATCATATACTGCCAAATTCTTAATTACGGAATAGTAGTTATCGTAAAGGTCTTTCTCAATTTCCTCATCTGTATAAGATGTTGCCTGATAGTTTCTTCTGTTCTTAACTTCTCGTATAGCATCTTTGACCTTTACTAAAATTATGTCAGCATTAAACGTAGGCTCATTTCCATATTCAATTGTCAAATCTGCAATAATTTCTTCTTGCAGTCCTACTTCCATTGCTTCATCCATAATTCAAACTCCTATAATCCGAATTTTTCAATCAACATTTTCTTTAAATCTGCGCCGCTAATCTCTTCCGCTTTATCAAATCCCTGCTCGTTAGCAAGTTTTTGTAAATCAGCGGTAGACATACGATTGATTTCTGTTTTGGTATAAGACTTAGAAAAAGCAGAGGAAGTATTATCAACCTCTGCCGTTTCTTTAATCTCATCTCCTGCCTTATACCACACACCGTTATATTTTATGGAATGTGTAGCAATCATAGGCTTAGTCCTCCTTAACTTTCATTACAAGTACGCTGTCCATACCCTCAAACGTAGGCAATCCAATCATAGATACAACACAGTGTGTGTTGATTGGATGGTTTGTAGCGTATGTATATACGGAAATACCAGTTTCAACAATGGAAAGGTTTCCGTCTGTAAGACTTCCACTTCTTTCTTCTGGTGTTCTTCCAAATACATAGTCTCCGAGGAAAACACCGGCAGACTGTGCAGATACAATTCCGGTTGGAATAAAATACTGTGCCTTTCCAGATTCATCCATATACAACTTATTGTAGATTTCAATTTCAATTCCATATCCGCGAAGATAGTCAGCAACCTGCGCCTGCTGCAATCTGATACCGCCAGTGTAAGCAGTAATTCCAAGCACCTGTTTCTTTGTATCCTCCGCTTTAAGAAGCATTTCCCAAGTCTCTGTATTCATAGCAAATCTTGTGAGAGAATATCCGGTCTGTTTTGCAAACTCATTTTTTGCCGTAATCAAATCGTCAAGTGGAGCAGCTGTTGTTGGATTATTCCAAGCACTTGTTCCTGTGATTTCTTTAAAGTTTTTTTCTTTGTATTCTGCACCGTCACCTTGCACATACTCAACATCATAAGGTTTTCCATCAATTGCAACTTTTACTTTAGGAATACCGTCAACCGGTGCGAGCAAACTCCAAATCTGACGTTCCGGAACAACTCTTGCTCCTTCAATTAACATCATTGGTTTTTTGCTAATCTCACGTAAAACACTGTTTGCAAGATTTACATTTTCGGAACTTCTGTAGTCGTCATACTGCTGTTCCTCTTCCTCTGTTACCATGTAAGATTCACGATAAAACGGCATCTTATTCGTAATATCAGAGAATCCACCAACATCTCTTAATTCTGCCTGTGCGTCAAAATTAGATGCTTTCAAAGATACTGGCAATCCACTTTTCCCTTTGATAAATCTAAGGTCAAGAGAATCCTGTTTACGTGTTCCAAATTTCTGTCTACCAAGATATGGTTCAGAACCTAATGTCTTCTGATAATTGTTCCACATTACACCAAGGCTTCTTGCTGTAAATGCTTTTGATAATGGTAATGCTGGCATATTTTTCTACCTCCTATTTTCTTATCCATTGTTCTTAGTTGCTTAAATTTTTGGCGCACCATAAAAAGTAACTCTTGGTGTCGCTGTTCTAGCCGCATCAGCAATAGAAAGGCTTGTAACCTTTGTCCAATCAATTGTTCCCTGATAAACGTAAGTTCCCGGTGCATCGCCCTGTGTAACATCTACGTCATGCAAAAGATAACCTTTGCAATCTGCATCGTTAGATGGAAAAGGTGTACCAGCCGGCACAATTTTATTCCCATTTTCATCTGCTGTAGATTTCATTGTCTGCGGTACTAAGCAAGCCGCTCCCTCATAAGGGAAGAATTTCAAGATGCCTTTTCCCTGCGTAAAATCTCTTACGATTGGTTTTCCCATAATTCTTTACCTCTACTTTCCTAAATTTTGTAATAGTCTTTAGTTGACTGTTCAGCCGATACATTTCCAAATGAAATACTTTCAGCATTTTTTACATCTTCCGGCTTATCATCGCCATTGTTTCCACCTGTAGAACCACCCGGATTAGGCGTATCGTCAAGTTTCTGTTTCTCATATTCAGCAATAGCCGTTTTTTTACTGTCGGCAAAAATCTGACCGAGAACCTCATAATCTGTAGCACCATCATCTGTAACAACTTTGCTTGCCTGCTCTGCTGTCAACCCAAACTTTTCCATTGCATTTGCTCTCTGTGTGCGAACTGTATCTTTCTTTTCAAGTTCTGCAATTTTTTGGTTTGCTGTTTCAAGTGCCGTTGTTGCTTTTTCAAGCTCCGTCATGTTCTGGCTGTTAAGCTCGTCAAGCTGTGTCTGCAATTCGTCAGCTTTATTAGCTTTTTCCTTATAGCCATCTGCTCTTTCTTTTTCTTTCTTTGTTTCAGCATTGATAGAATTAAGCAAATCTGAAATCTGCTCATCCGTCGGCTCTGCCACTCCAAAAGAAATAAGTTTCTGTTTTGCCTGTTCTCTAGTCATAATTACCTCCATCAATTCACGTTTTTTAACACGGTTTGCTCCGCTTGAATTGTTCTGTTGTTTTACGCACAACTGCAAATTTTTATAAAATAAAAGAGATAGTCTATTCGACTACCTCTTTATTTACTGGATTGTTGTTTGGTTCTGCATCTTTACTTGTCGGGTACAGATATTCCATTCTGTCTTTTGATTCAAGTGCAACCGCTTCACTGTCACTAAACAAATCAACGGTTTTAATTGCCCTTTTGTAATCAACCCCTGCTTCAAGTAACATTTTAAGTGCTTCTGATTTCGTAAGCAGATTATCTATTTTGTTATGGTTGATATGTATTTCAATGTCGCTTGGCATAAGCGTAAAATTTCGCTTTATACGCAAACGATTCAGTATAATTCTAAGAGACATTCTTTCCGATTTTTTTAGTATCGGTTCGTTGATTGCCGTTCTTAGTCCTGCATCATAATGTCCGTTTCGTAGATTTACTGCATTTCCAGTGTCACCTCCAGCATTGTTATTGGAACGATTAGCCAATCCTTGAATACTCAAAAACCTTTCAAACAAATCATCAAAAACAACTTGGCTTTCTGTTTGATTCAGTTCATTTGTCATAACATCAACATCTGCTTTGTTTTCGCCATTGTTTGATTTAACAACCAAAGCACCCTCTAATCTCATCTGCGAAAATGTATCATTGTCAATCTCGCAATTCACAAATTTAATCCATGCGGAAACAAACTGCTCAATGCCATTTACACGGTCAGAAGATAATGTATTAATTGAATCCGTAATAGGAATTGTAATTTCAATATCCGATAATCTTCTTGCATTATTGGGATATTCCACAACCGGAATAGCATTATTTCCGTTCAAACCACTACTTTTAATTTTTCCATCAACAATTTCAAAATACTCTCTTTCCGTATAGCAAAAATATATTGAATTATCGTTTTCATCTTCTCTAATTTGACAAGAAAAAGCGGGTTTTCCATTTGAATAATAAACGACAAACGTATAGCGTGGGTTTTCCGAAAACAAAGCAAAGTCGCTTTCGTCAAGCAAATCTCCGTTTCCGTTGTCATTTCCAACAAATCTATAAGCCGTACCGCAAATACTTCTCCAACGGCAAATATCAATATCTACTTCTTGTTTGCTTTCAGAATCCATCGTAACATTTAGTTCCGTAATCTCTTCTGATTTCTTATCGTCTGTTCCACGTAACACATACTGAATAGGCTCTGCACATATTTCAGCAGTTTTACGCTCAACAAGTTCATAAGCAAGATTTAAAACAAGTTTGTTGTTTACTTCCGGTCTATTTACCTTTTTACGGTATAAAATAGGCTGGTCTCCTCTGTAATATCTATCAAGGTAATTGATTTCTTTTGCATTCTGCTTGTGAATCGAAAGTGCCTTGCTTAATTCTTCGACAATATTTAATTTTGTAATTTTGGATTTATTTGTAGAAATTACTTTTCTTCCAAAATTGCATTGATTTACTGCCGTAAACGGTCTTATGTTTTTTCCATAATACTTAAACATTAAAGCACCTCACTAACAAAACGTCATTCCACTCGATGTTGTCCTTTGTAATATTTTTTTCAACTCTGTAGTTCCGGTATCTACATGGTAAACAACTCTTTTTCTGCATTTTTTACAATTCACAGAAATATTCATACTGGAGCGTCCATCCCATACGGCTACTTTTCTTCCACATCTTGGACAATATATCGTTTTTGGTTCCGTCATAAAAACCTCGTTTCTTGCAATAAAAAAACACCGCCTTTTTTTTGGCAGTGTTTTATTTTGATTTCTTCATTTTATATTATATAATAATTGCTATATGACATACTATGACATATTATCAATCTTTGTATGTTTTTCCATATAACTTTTCAAATTCCTGCAATGCTCTTCCATGTATTCTAATTGTTTGTCTCCATGAATACGTCATTTCATCTGCAATTTTCTCAAATGTCTTTTTCTCAACGTACCTTGCAAACAAAATATGATAATAAGTTTCGTTGTCAATTCCATCAATTTGCGAAACAATAAAATTCTTTTTGTCTACATACGTGTCGATTAAATCATCCAATTCCTTTTCCATCTTTTCAATTTTGCAATAGGTCGAACCCATTTTGTCAAAGTTAGGACTTGTTTTTACTCTTTCTTCATTTTTTACAGCAGAAACACTTCGTGCCAGTTCTCTAAATTGCTGTATTTCAGATAACTTATTGTTTATCATTCGGTCAAGTCTACTAATTTGCTGTAAATATGTTTTAGTATCCATAATTTCTATAACCTCCTCTAAATGGGTTTTTTGGCACTTCTATTTTTGCCATACTCCAATTTCCCTCAATGAAGTATGCTAAAGACGCAAGGCAATCCGCCGCATCCTCATGTTTGTTTTTTCCAGTAACCGTAAAACTGTATAAATTTGTCATGAATTTTCTGTATTCCTGACTTCGGCATCCAACATCACGGAAATAAAACTCTCTAATACTTCCAGCCTTATCCCATATCCTTTGCGTTTTTCTCATGTTTGTAGGTGCATATTCAGAACGTAGATTTATTTTCCGTCCTTTTTTCTTTAGTAATTCTTCGATTTCATCCTTATATCCTTCTCCACCTTGATTTGCTTCAAAAAACGCACTTCCAACGTCATTATCAATAATCATGTTTGCTACTTTAGGTTTTGTTACTTTCTTTTCACTGTTGTCGAAAACAACATCATCAATGTAAATTGAACCATCCTCGTACATATAAGCTACCGCAAATGCGAGGAAATCTTCCCCGCCTAAAGCAACGTCACAAGCAGCACATATTCTGTAAGGTTCTTCTTCCGGCAATACACCATTGTAAAATCTCATATGTTCTGGATTAAAAACTGCACCGTCTCTTTCAATTGGTTCCTGCTGATACTGTGCGTACCAAGATGCCATATCGTCGTTTTCTTCAAACTTTGCTCTTAACGTCCGGTAGTATTGCGTTGTATATCCAACACCATAATCATAATCAAAGTTGCTTTCATCGTTTTCGTCCAAAGCCGGTATCTTCAAAATGTCGTATCTGATATTTTTGGCTTCTGGGTTATTCTGCAAGAAATCCAATCTATCACTATATAGGTCGTGCATACTCCAAATTGTACCATTATGGATTAGTTTGCACTGTTCCTTTTTACGTGACATTACATTATTGTCAAAGATAATCTGCTTTCGTTTGAGTGTGTCTGGGTTAAGCACATCTTGAATGCCTTCAAGAATATCATCCAATACCATCCAGCCGTAAGCGTCATATTCTCCATTAAGTCCACTTTCCAATCCTTTTCCAGAAAGTGTTTTGTACTTCTTTTTTCTCACAAGGTCTACTTTATGATTTTTTGAATCCGTATCAGCAACTTTTACTTTTGGAAATACATCGGAAAAACAATATGTTGGGTCTGTCCAGATTTCCATGACACCAGTTAAAAACGCTCCGCCTAATCCCTCTTTGTATGTCACATACAAATTGCTTTTTTCTGCGTCTTTTGCACAATGCCATGACATAGCAAGCGTTATTATCTGACTCTTACCAACCCTTGGCGGCATGTGAATAAACAATTCGTCAAGTTTTCCATCTTCAAGTTCCTGCAACTTATCGGCAACTTGTTTGAGTGTTTTTCTTCTAGGCTCGTAAAATCTTTCTTTCTTAGGTCTGTTTTTTTCTATGTAAAGAATGTAACTATCAAGAATGTAAGGTGCTTCATAAAGCAGTAAATCGTAATATTTATCTAAAATATCATACGACTGCTTGTTTTTTTGAGATTGTGTTTCAAGCCAATTAAAGTCAGCACCATTTGTAATTGATTTTATATACTCAAAAATCAGTTCTTTTGCTCTTGTAGAAACTTTCAATCCATATTCACGGTCTTTTCTTCCGCAAAGTATAATTTTACTTGCTTCGCAATATGCATCTATTACACTACGGTCTATTCCATTCCGTAATATGTATTTTTCGTATTCTTTTATATTTTTCTCATCTTCAATTGTATGCATTAAAAAAGCACCTCCACACAAGCAGAGATGCTATAATAGGCATCCTGCCTATAATTTTTCTAGGTTAGCGACTAACTCCGTTTGTTAGCCGGAAATTTAATTATTAAACTTTTAGTGTTGCATCACAGCAAGTAGTCTGGTGCAATTTGTTAAGAATTGCATTGTAATTATCAATAACATCGATTGGTGGAACTCTGTAACTCTTAATTCCATACCTTGCAGCCACCTCTGTTTCAATATAACATCCATTCCAATCCCACGCATCACTAATACCAATAAATACATCAGCCTGCGCCAGCTTCTTAATGCTTTCTCCTAAATACCACACTGCTTGATTTTTATTCTGCGGTGGATTGTCCTCTATGTAACTGTCAATCAGTTCCAGTTTTTCTCCCTCGTAAACCTCTGCAATTTTCTTCATCTTCTGAATACTTGCTTTAATTTCCTCTTCTGTTCTGCCTTTCATAGGCACACTTACAAATAACTTTTTCATAACATATTTCCTTTCCACCATTAAAATGGCAATAGTTTTATTTTACTCGCTTAAACTCCAAGCAAGTGAGTTTTCCATCTTTTCTACGTCTCCACGAAGAAGTCCACTGTTTGACTGTCCCTTTATTCTTTTTTTGGAATCTTACTTAATGTATTTTTGCTAATCGCATCATTTAATGGTTCTAACAAATCATCTATCATTATTCCATTCATAACATTTCCTTTCAGCCGATAATCGGCAACTAACAATTTATCTTAATACCTTCTGTTAAAACTTCCGTCCTTTTCTCATTTAACATTGGTACATTGTTTTCATCTGTTTTTATCCAATTTGCATCAATTACAATCATTGGTTCTTCTCCTGCATGGGCACTGAAATGTAATTCAACATCTTTACCCGGCACTTTTTTACCATCAATAAATAGCTTTGCGGTTTCTCCGTCAGATATTATCTTGATTTTTTCTTTTTCAATTGGCTCGCATCCATATACTGATTTCAAAGATTCATTATACCATTCATCTATTTCCGCTATTACAGCCGATGCACGATATGTAGGCTTACTCATTGTCTTTGTTCTTCTACACAAAACCTCTTGATAATTCTCAATGATAAATTCGCAATCTTCTCCGTTGTACTCATAATCCTTGTAGAATTTCCAAAAAGACTTTATGTTTTTTATAAATCTAAATAGCATTTTCATTTTCACTATCCTTTCCAATAAAGCAAATCAACAACGTATAAAGGATAATCATATTCGTAACTTCTTTCCACCGCTTCCATTGCGTCTTTGTATGTTTTTGCAATTGCATATGGCTTTTTTGTTTCAATCGTAACAAGAACATATCTGTATTCTCCGTTTTTATCAAAATCTTTTTTTAAGTCTTTTAATGTTACTTGTTTTGATTTTCGTTTTCTTCTTTTTCTAAACATAAAACGCATAATTATCCATCACCTCTTCAATACCCTTTCTGTGATTTCTTCACTAGGCAAAACAAAATTTTCTATACCACAATCATGCAATTCTCTTAATGCTTTTACACCCAAACTCAAAATCGCATTACTTTCCGAAATCATATTTGCAGGTATTCTATTATATTCGTTGAAACAAGGAACCAATTTCCGTGAATCAATCTTACCAACCAATCTTACATCACTCATTTTTCAAAAAATTCCTCACTTTCCAAATAAAAACTGTTTTACAGATACTATGCGTTGTCTGATAGTAGTTTTTTTATGTAACGTCGGCAATCCGTTTTCTTTTCTCCACGTATCATTTAGTAAATATCCAGTAACACGAATTGAAATATAATGTCTGACACTATCTTCTTCCCAATGCGTTTTAGGCAATCTTCCAAAATTCTTCATCGAAACAATTTCAACACGCTTTTTTGACATATCCATTGCATATTTGTTTTCTTCCTTGTCAAACCAAAAAGAAATACCGTCTATCTCAAAGTGTTTCATTTTGCTTAATTCCATCAATCCACCAACTTCCTGCCACACATAGGGCAATTATTGATTTCATAATCAAAATCCATAAAACTATCTCCAGTTGCGAAATGTATATAAACACCGTGTTCATCTTTGTATATGTAATCTTTGTATTTTGTGCTTGTGTAATCTTTGGTATAAATGTTTTTGCAAAATTCACACATTTCCATATCCCCTTTATCAATCCACCAATCATTTCTTTCTCCCAACGTGAAATATCCAAAACACAATCATTCCTATGCTTCGTGGTATGAATAAAATTGGGAAAAAACATAACATAATAGTGCAATCATTACACATCCGAACATATTCATTTCTGTTTCTTCGTACAGATACTTTGATACAAAACCATAATAGCATAATGCACATATATCTTTGGTTTCTACCAAGTTAAAATATATGAAATTACCTAAAAACAACCATAAAGCATAAACAGCAAGTAAAATTTCCATTCTATCACTCTCCATCTTTTAACCCATAAGGTGCTTTGATAAAACGTATTTCCACACCTATGGCATATTCGGTTTCTTGTGTTGGAAAGTATTATCCGGTCACTTATTACTATTCTGTCCATACTCTACTGTCAGACAACCAACACAAGCATTTTAATTATTTCAGCAAGGAATACCGAAACGCTTGCTTATCCGGTAGCGAACCGGAACATTGATGTGGTGAGGAATCGAACCTCACATGATGCCTTTGTCCATATCCTTTCGGCTCACTTTGGCATCGTACTTGTGGTTTCCTGCGTCTACCCTTTTCGCCACACATCAGCAAAGGCACCGATTCAAATGACTAATGGTTATATCGCAAAACAGGAAAATTCTAGGTACCTTTGCATTGCATCATCCCCTCTATCGGGGAAATCGGCAACCGTGGATTTGAACCACGATTCTTTGTGTATAGTGGGATTCTACACAACGCATTATCCATTATGCTATCGCCGTAAGTACGGATTGGCATACATGCATCTGTGTTTTAATCCGCACTGTTGCGATTCTTTTGCGTCCGGCTACTTTGGACACTGGGAACTATCGCAACGAAACCATAAACCCCACCGGACCTTGTGACGGTCCTTTAATCAGCTTTCCGCTAGTGGGTCAAGAAAGGTTCATGCAAAAGCAAAAAACATGAACAAACCATATACACCGAATTGCCGGTGTTGTATTCCGATTCGCTCTCGGCTAGAACGGATATACATTGCCCCTCTTTGTGATTCACACTCCTTATCACGTTTAAGAGTTCAAGGGATATGGTAAAACTCTTAATGAGTTATAAAATATATCGCCACAATGGACGCACAAAAATTGATTATTGACATTATTCTCTCACGAGGTTTTTCACCTAACACTATGCTCAAAAACGAAACTACCACCATGAATCCAAAATAAACCACAGCAATGTATCGAATCAAAAAACTAATCATCACGGCTCCTCCACTCTTCACATCTGTGGTCGTATTCGACATAATCAGCTAGATAGTAACTGTCCATATTCTCGCACACATAACCATTCTCACGGCTATATGCAGCATATTTACAATTTCCACAACACAGTTTTTCGTTATCGTCCATCCTTGAAGTCCTCCATTTCTTTTACACTCATTCCAACAATTCCTGCCGAACCATCCGAATCCGTATTCTTGAAATACTCTCCGTTCTGCGGAAACATGAAACGGAACATTGCGTAATTTGCTACGTCGCAAAGATATTCCGTGTTTCCAGTTTCTTCAAACTTCGCAAGACACTTTTTAAGACTTCCAATCGCATCCACATTTCCGGTTGCGAAATTTCTACTTGCCTTGCCATATTTGTAATAGCTCTGACATATTAACGCTTTCCGCTTATCGTCAAACGCTTTTGAGTATTCTGTTTTCAGCAATTCATTTTCCATTCTCAAAAACTCCTTTTTTATTTTTTCGGGAGTATGGGGGACTTAGTAGGCGGTTTTTTAATCCCCCAATAGAGGGGGAGGGGGTGCGTTGCTAGTCCTCTCTTTTGCTCGGTTCGTATAACTACAATTTTACGAACTTTAACGATTTTCCGTTGTTTATCCGTCTTTTTGTTCGATTTCAATAACTTCTTGTGCCGGATTTGTCAACTTTGGAAGCTCGCTATCTGCTAATGCTTGGCTGTTTTGATTGCCGACCTGCACTGGAGCAGTTTCCACCATCCCATAAGCCGCCTTTGCAACAAATATCAGATTGGCATTCGTGCCGGTCTGGTTATGTAAGCGATTGAGGGTAAAAGACTTGCAAATATTAAACCATTTTTTAACTGTGCTACCATGTGCTGTATTAACCCTATACCTACCCATAGACCAATCTGTAAATGTATTTCTATCAATACCAACTAAAAAACTAAATGTTTCCAGCGTCGGTAGTACTTTATATTTAGCACATATACGGACGTAAATATTAAATAAATTATCTAATAATTCTATATTGTCGTTACTAGGCTTTTGAATATTATCAGCAATATAGAAAATCATAGATACAAAGTTATCCGCTACGCTTTCAGTATCTCCATCTAATTCAGTGGCTATATACTCATCCACCAGCCTATATATGTCGTTCTGGTATACCTCAATACCAACTTCGCTTTTAATAACATTATCTTTCACAACATCAACTCCAAACATTCAAAAATAAAAAACGCCAACACAAGAAAAATAAAAAGTTATCATCTTGCGTCAGCGTTCGCCGTCGTCTGTACGTTGTTTCTGTTTCCAGAACAATAATTTAATATCTGCCCTTACTATACACGATACACAAGTTATTGTCAATAATAAATTTATAATATTTATTTGTCGAGTTCGAGCCGTTTTTTATAAATCCTGGTGCGGCGTCGGGGAATCTGCCCGACTATATATATATACTTATCTTTTCTAACCTTATCTAATCTAATCTTATCTATGTTACACTTTGGAAACAGAACGATAACAGATTGATGACAAACTGGTAACAGAATTGTATACAACATGATTACAAGTTGATTACAAAACGATAACAAAAACGCACAAAAAAAGACGGCTAAAAAGCCGCCCTTTTCATCTGGAATCACTCGCCAAGATACTGGTCATATAGTTCACTCCATGCTTCAGCGTCCAAATTGCTTTCCAACGCATCCGAAGCCTCGAACGGCTCCGCTTCCTCGTAGTCCAGAACGTCGGAAATTCCGACAGTGTACTGTTTGCCGTCAACCTCAACCTAGACGTTGGCGGCGTCGTTCTGAACTCCGTTTCCATCAAGTGCCTTTTTCTGAAATTCTTCAAAACTTATTTTTTTCATGTCTTTTCCTCCTTATAATTCCTCGATTTCCTTACAGAAAACCGCTTCTTTGTCTTTCTTTTATTGGTTTATTTCCCCTTTGAATCAGCATTAATAATCTACCCATTGACCGTAAAAGCCGCCGCCAATCTCTTCAAACGGGTCATCATCATCCCCCGCTTGAACTCCAGACCATGGGAGAGTTGCAATGATTTCTTCTTTTTCCCTGTCGAATATGTCAATTGACTTTTGTGTATAGCAAATACCAAGTTCAGCCAC